CCTAACTGGAAAGAGGATTATGAACAGTGGAATAATAAGGGACTGGTAGATGAATATGATGTGGGAATGAGAGCATTAGTGGTGGGGATTATTGAACATGAGAGTAGATTTCAGGGGGATGTTGGGGAGAAATATAGGGGGCTGATGCAAATTAGTACAAGTGGGGAAGTGATAGAATTTTTGGGTGTGAGTAAAGATGAGCTATATGATGAAAAGACTAATATTAGATGTGGGGTAAAAATGTTGAGATATTATTTGGAAAAGAGTGAGGGGAATTTAGAAAGAGCATTGTGTATGTATGGATGCGGAGAGGGAAATAGTGGCAAGAGAAAAACATATTGTAGACCAAGCCAAGAGATTTATATTCTGTATACAAAGTATAAGAATTTATTCGAGCAAGAAGAGATGAATAATTTTATACTAAAAGAACTTAATGATAGAAAATCTGAGCTGAATAATCTTATTACTCTTAGTGAAAGCGCGAATGTTAAAATAAGGGGCTATTATGAAGTTAGAATTAAGAATGTTGAAAACGAAATCTTGGAATTAGAAAAAATGTTAGGATAAGGTGTTGACAGGTGTTTATCGTTGTGATATAATACTTATAGAAACGAAGAAAGGAGACCAGAGTATGTATACGCTTTTTATGTGTATTGTTGCATTGGTCGTAATGAAGGCTATCTTTAAGTAAGGAGTATTTTATGATAGTTCTCGGAATTGTACTTTTCGGAATCGTTCTTTTGTACTGTTTCACTGATGAACATGATGATTGGAGGTATTAAATATGATTAGTAAGAAAACTTTTGTAAAAGCTATGAAAGAAATCACAAAACACGATGATTTTGAGGCAGCTATCAATAAGGTGCTCCGTGATTATAACGATGATTCGTCTATTATGAGTAATGGTCTTGAAGGCGTGCTCATGTATGTTATTCAGGAGCAGTTTAATGACCTAGATGACGACTGGCTTGGATATCTTTGTTATGAGCGCAATTATCTTCGTGATTATGAGCTTGGCGATATTCAGTTTGCAGATGGTTCTAGCCCTGAGTTGAATAATTGGGAAGATGTATACGATTTCCTTGTTCGTTGTATGAACGAGAAGAAGACCCGGAAAGAGTAAGGTGAGCGCTTATGGGTTTGAAGATGCTGTTTGACGTTGAAAAACCCAAGCGTCTACCTAGACAAGAAGTCATTGATAGGCTATATAAGGAGTTTACTGTATATCAAATTAACGATATGATTAACTCTAAAAATAAGCCAGAAACAGATTATCGGAAGTTATGCAGAAATATTGTGTTATATTATGACGCTCATGGGTATGTTTCTGAGAAGCAGAAGTTATGTTTATGTAGATATACAGCATATAACTTTCTCGAGCCGGAAAATTTATCAAAAATAATTCCAAATAACTCTTGACAAACGATTTTTTCTGAGTATAATATTATATAGAAACCAATCCCGACTGGTTCATGAAAAACGACTTTTATTTACAAAAAAACTAAGGAGAAGCAAAATGATTACGAAGATTTTTAACACGACTACGGTTGCTGATGGTTCTACTTAACGTCTGATTGTCCATACCAAGATTGGAGAATTTGAAGTTCCGGGTAAGCGCATTACTTGTCACGTTCGTCCTCGTGATAATGATGAGTATGATGTAGAATTTGGCAAGGCTCTTGCAAAGAAGAAGTTTGATATTCTTTCCACTGATGACTGTATCGGTCAGCACATGACTATGGCAAAGAATCTTCGTGCAATCGCCAAGAACCTGATGGATATTGCCGACAAGGAAGAGCGCATCGCAGATGATATGTGTGGCAAGATTGAAGATATGAAGTGTGCTTACGACTATTTTGTTGAAAAGCATTTTAATAATAACTAACAAAGGAGAATAAAAATGGAAGAAATGAAGCTTAACATGATTGAGCCTGTTGAAGACAAGGTAAAGCATAAGCATGAAAAGATTCTGTACTATACCTGTGTTGATTGTGGTGGCGTATTCCCTGTAAAGGAAGCAAAGATGGCAGAATGGTTTAGTGCTCATGGTACGTTCCCTTGTCATTGCGCTAATTGCAAGAAGCGTCGTGAGAATTTTGTTAAGAACAATAACAACTAATTTAACAAGGAGAATTATATAATGGCAGAAGAAAAGAAGACTCCTAATACAGTTGGCGACATTTTTAATACGCTATATTATCTTGATGCAAGTAGCCATATTGAGAAGAAGAACGGGCTGTCGTATCTATCTTGGCCTTGGGTAGTTGCAGAAGTTTCAAAGGTATGTCCTGATTGGTCTTATGAGGTAAAGAAGTTTGGTGAGGCCCAGCTTCCTTATACTTTTGACCCAAAGACTGGTTATATAGTTTATACTAGTGTAACTATGAAGGACGTTACTCATGATATGTGGCTTCCTGTTATGGACGGAGCTAACAAGGCCATGCGTGATGAGCCGTATCAGTATGAAGTTGCAAAATATGAGTATAATCCTCAGACTCGTCGCAAGGAAAAGACTGGTACGGAAATGAAGACCGTAGAAGTTGCTACTATGTTTGATATTAACAAGACTATTATGCGTTGTCTCGTTAAGAATCTGGCTATGTTTGGTATTGGTCTATTTGTGTATGCTGGCGAAGACCTGCCAGAAGAAATCCCTGTTGACCCTGTTGTTCGGAACGAACTAAAGGCAACTATTATCCAGATTGATGGTTTGGCAAAGAGCCTTGTTTCGGACAAAAAGATTACTAAGCCTGAACTGATGGCTATTATCACTAAGTATCATGGTAGCGCAAACTACAATTCTATTAGTGATATTGATGTGGCAAAGAAGATTCTTGTTGACCTTGTTTCCAAGAACGAAGCATCTTCTGAAAAGAAGGACAATGCTTGACATAAGTCAAGTTTTAATATATAATATATTTAACATTATAAAGGAGATTTAATTTATGAATATGTTTGTTTATTCTGGTCGTTTCACTCGTGACCCTGAACTAAAGGATTCTAACGGTAATAAGTATGTGTTTTTTAGTCTAGCACAGGATGTTCCTGTGAAGGATGGTGAACGCCGTCCTATTTTCCCCACTTTCACTGCTTTTGGTAAGACTGCCGAGGCTATTTGCAAGTATTTTAAGAAGGGGTCTGGTATTGAAGTTACTGGTCATCTTGACACCCGTACTACTGAGGGTGATGGTAAGGATACAAAGATTACTCGTGAGAGTCATATTGTAGACCGTTGGGGTTTCTGCCCTGTCTCTAATGGTGGCGCAAAGGGCGAATCCGATACTCATGCAAAGAAGACAGAATCCGCTCCCGCTGATAACGCTACTTCTGGCTCTGATGACCTTCCTTTCTAAGTAAAATTTAACTAAAAATAATTGATGGTTTTAGCCACCACCGAAAGGTGGTGGCTATTTTATATTAAAGGAGGGAAAGTATGGAAGAAGAGAAGCAGAAGAAACTACCAACTTTCTCATTTTCTAAACTAAAGAATTTTGGTGAGTGTCCAATTTGTTATTATAAAAACTACGTTTTGCATGAAAAGAAAAATGATAAAAGTGGTTTAAGTGAGTTTGGCACATTCTGCCATAAGATTCTTGAAATGTATGAGAAAGGACAACTTGAAATTTGGGAGATGTTATCCTATTATCAGGATAACTTTCAAACAGAAGTCCCGTCTAGCTTTGTCGTAAAGATGTCTGATACATTTTCAAAAGACCTATATCCTTACTATTACGCAGATGGCGAGAATTATTTCACCAATTTTGAGGGATATTCAAATTGGGAGATTCTTGAATCTGAATATGAATTTGAAATTCCAATTACTGATTATGCTCTGTTTAACGGTAAAGTTGACCTTATTGCTAGAAGCAAAAAGAGTGGTAGACTAATTATTATTGACCATAAATCTAAGTCTAAATTTAAGTCAAAAGAAGAACTCGCAGATTATGCAAAACAGCTATATCTATACGCTTATGCAGTTCACGAGAAGTATGGTGAATGGCCTAAAACCCTTTATTTTAATATGTTCCGCAAAGGTGAATTGGTAGTTATTCCTTTTGATAAGAAAGAATATCGCATGGCTATGGACTGGGCGAAACGTACCATTGATGCCATCCTTTCTGTAAACTGGGATAATTTCAAGGTCGAAGAAACAAATAATTTTTGCGTAGAGCTTGAAGACCCTATTGTAAAAATTGAAAATCCGTGCTATAATACAGATACGAAGAAATTACGGTTTGGTGATGGACACAAGAAGTATTCAGAACTTTTGGATTACAAGAATGACTTCTACGGAAGAAATCTTTGTGGTTATAAAGATAGCTGTGGACTCTGTGTAAGTCACCAATAAAAAGAAAGGGTTTAAATATGGCAGATTTGCTCGACAAAATTAAAGAAGCAGAACAAATGCTTGGAAACGAAGAACAGGCTATTGAGATTGCGAAGCTAATGAATCTTCGTAATTTTGATGAAGAGAAGCTAACGGGTTCTTCTCCATTTTCAAGCGATTCTAACCCTAGTTTTATTTGGAATAAAAAAGACCTTTGTTACCACGACTTTAGTAATGGTGGTAATTATAGTATCATCAACGCATATATGTATGCCTATGATGAAACTTACGCACAAGCTCTAAAGCGTCTGTTTGACCGTTGCCATATTGAATTTGATTTCAAGCGTGGTTTTGGTTATGATGAGCGTGAAAGCCTAGAGAATTATAAATTTCCTGTTGATGATTCTGTTGAAGACAATTCCAACGCTATTGCTTATCTAAAGAAGCGTGGATTCACAGAAGAAACCATTAAGTTCTTTGATATTGGGCAGACTAAAAAAGGTGACGTTCAATTTAAACTAAAGGATATTAATGGTCGTCTTGTTGGTGTTAAATATCGCCATGCTCATGCTGTAAAACATGGAGAATCTAAATATTGGTGGCAGGGTGATTGTTCCCCTTGCTATTCTCTGTTTAATATCAACCATATTGATATTACTCAGCCTCTTACGATTTGTGAAGGCTATCTCGATGCCATGGCTATTTGGCAATCTGGTAATCATAATGTAGTGTCTATTCCGGGAGGTGCAACAGACCTAAACTGGATTAAGTATAACTTCGACTTTCTTGAGAAATTTAAGAAGATTATCCTATGGCTTGATAATGATACTGCTGGCGAAGAAGGGACAAAGAAGATTGTTCAAAAGCTAGGCGAGTATCGTTGTTATATTGTAGAGTCTCCTGATTATGCACAGGAAGCTGTTGAAGAATATTACAAGCAATTTAACCAAGAGAAACCTATCCGTAAAACAGATGCCAATAATGTAATGATTGCTATTGATGGCAGTGCAGTTCTAAAAATGATTGCAGATGCCAAAGCAGTAGATAATCCTCGTATTAAGTCCCTGTTTGACTACGAAGAAATGCAACTACAAAACATTCCAAATATTTCATTTGGTGTTCGTTCTCTGAATAAAGTTCTATATGGAAATTTTGAAAGTACGTTAACCTTGATTACAGGAAAATCAGGCGAGGGCAAGAGTTCGGTTCTAAATCAGATTTGCATTGCAGCTCCATTGGAACAAAATAAGAATGTATTTATTTATTCTGGTGAACTTCCAGCCCCGTTCTTACTTGGTAATATTTTTAGACCTCTTGCTTCTAATCGTCATATTATTGAATATGATAATGGCCCAGACCGCCCAAAGGGTTATGCAGTATCAAAACAGGCTACTGAATTAATTCGTCAGTGTTATCACGATAACTTATTTGTATATGATGACAGCATTGAAGGAGATGAATCTTTAAGCACGGATAGTATGGGACTACTACAGCAAATGGACTACGCATACAGAAGATATAATACAACAGTCTTCGTGATTGATAATATGATGTGTCTATCTTTGAAAGGTTGTTCAGGAGAAACAAAGCTGGAAAAACAGATTGATTTCATCAAGCAACTAAAGTTATTTACAAAACGCTATCCTGTAGAAGTTGCCCTAGTTGCCCATAGTCGTAAGCTCGCACAAGGAGAAACAGAAGTTGGTCTGCAAAGTGTAGCTGGCGCAAGCGAAATCGGAAATCTTTGTGACAGATGTATTGCCTGCAAAATCCTTCATGATGATTCAGAAGGATATAATTTTCAATTGTCCGTTGTAAAAGACCGCCAATCTGGCAAAGCTGGCAAAACCGTGAAGCTCTATTATGATAATTGTTCAATGCGTATTTTTTCGGATGAACAAGAACTTGGTATGAGATACCGTTGGGAAAGAGAATTAGGAAGTAAAATTCACTACGATGAAAAACTAAGTAGTAGAATTGTATCTAATATCCCGGAGCTTAAATTTAGTGCAACGCCAACCTTTGCATCTGAGTCGGATATTCCGGTTGAGTCAGAAAAAGAACCGAATCTTCCGTTCTAACGTGAATTAAAAAAGAGACCGTACAAGAGTACGGTCTCTTTTTTAATTGAATAAACTTTTATAATCGCTAAGTGTCATCCATTTGAAATCTTTATATAATTCTCTTTTACCTTTCATACAGGCAGAAACACACTTTATGCAATATCCATTTTTTACAGCATCTTCCATACAGTCCCATATCTTTACGATATTCATATTGGTATCTAGTTGTACAATTTTGCGCTCATTATCAGCTTTGATACAATATGCGATAACATTTTCTCTTCCCATTTTAATATAGTCGCTTTCCCTCATCCATACATATCCTTTGTAAGAACGGGAGAAGTATTTCCCAGTTAATACTGCTGATATAACATTATAATTCCAACCGTATTTATGTGCTTCTCTAGCAGATTTCCAGCGATGTACGATATTGCCATTCATATCAATTTGTAGAGTTGGAGTTTTGGATTGAGATTCGGAAATTCTTTCTGCATGGGTTCCCCAATTATTGTTTTCCATTGGTGTAGACCAAGTTAAATTATTCGCCCTATTGTTATATTTATTTTCATCTAAATGATTTACGTCTGTTTTATGCTCTGGGTCTGGATTTGGAATATATACTGTTGCTACAACACGATGAACATAAAACTTTCTTGAAATTTCATCGTTAAAAAGACATCCATATAAATATCCTGTGCCATTATCGTGATACGGAACAAATTTTTCTTTTGCGTGTACTTTTACACCATCTTTGCGGTAATAGTCTCTTTCAAACATAAAGATTCTTCCGAAGTCTGAGACAATATATAAACTGCTCATATCTACTCCGTCAACAACACCAATATCACGCCACGTTTCTCCTTCAAGACTTTCTACCATATATTCAACTCCTTATATTAGTACAGGAGAGTATTCCTCTCCATTTAGCATTATATCATACTATCAGAACAAAGTCAAGAGTATTTTTGATTTTTGTATTGCATTTTTTAATAATATGTGATATAATACTAATCAGAAAGGAGTGTTTGAATGCCAAATTATACCGTATATCATTGCCATACCATGCTGTCAAATCCTAATGCTGGGATTGATAGTATTGCTACATTTAAGCAGTATGCAAATCTAGCAAAAGAATGTGGTATGACCGCGCTTGCAATTAGTGAGCATGGATGCTTTTACGAGTGGAAACATAAAAAAGATGCTATTGAAGCTTCTGGGCTAAAATATATCCACGCCTGTGAGTTTTATGTTACAGAGAGCCTTAACGAAAAAATCCGTGACAATTATCACTGCGTTTTGATTGCAAAGAACAAAGATGGATTTTTTGAACTAAATAAGATGTCGAGTCGTGCATATAATCGTGAAGATGGACATTTTTATTACGTTCCTCGTATTACTTTCGCAGAATTGATTGGCACAAGTAACAATATTATTGTATGCACAGCTTGTGTAGCAAATATTTTGTGTAAAGGAAACGAAGAATTAAAAGAGAGATTTGTCAAATTTCTTGCTAGAAACAAAGAGCGTTGTTTTTTAGAGATTCAACATCATAATGTAGAAAAGCAAAAGATTTACAACCAATATCTTTACGAACTAAGTAAGCAAACTGATGTCCCATTAATTACAGGCACAGATTTTCACTGTGCGAACAAATTACAAGAAAAGGCAAGAAAAGTTCTTCAAGCTGGAAAGAGGGTCGTATTTAATGACGACGAAGCACAGTGGGATTTAACGTGGAAGAACTATGATGAACTTGTAGAGGCATATCGTATTCAAGACGCACTTCCTGAGTCTGCTTATCTTGAAGCGATTCAGAATACAAATGTTATGGCTGATATGGTACAGCCATTTACCCTTGATACATCATTTAAATTTCCAAAGATTTATGATGATTCTGAAAAGATTCTACGAGATAAGCTATTCAACGCACAGGCTGTTAGTTCTATTGTAAGAGAAGGTTTCTCAGAAGATGATGTAAGAAACCGCCTTAATCATGAATTTAAGACATTCAAAGCCATTGACTCCGTTGACTATATTATCCTTGCAGACTATATTTCCAGATGGGAGAAAGACCACGGATTCTATACTGGCCCTGCTCGTGGGTCTGCCGCTTCTAGTCTTGCACTTTATTCTCTCGGTGTAACAGAAGTCAATCCTCTTAAATATGGCTTTCATTTTTGGCGCTTTATGGACGAATCTAAGTATAGTCTTCCCGATATTGATACAGACCAGTATTCAAAAGACCGTGATGCGACTAAGCGTTGGATGCTAAAAGACCATTTGGATTTACCTAATATTAAGACTTCTGAGATTATTACATTCAACACTATTGCTTTGCGTGGTGCTATTCGTGATATTGGACGTGGCCTTGATATGCCGCTTGAAACTGTTGATGAAATCGCAAAAGCAGTTTATGAAGCAACAGAAGGCGAAAACAAAGTAACGACAATTGATGATTCTTGGCGTAAGAGATATCCAAAGCTATTTGAGATTGTTGACTTAGTACAAGGCACTGTCACTTCTCTTGGTAGCCATCCTTCTGGTGTTCTTGTTGCAGATAGAGATATTGAATCAGAGCTTGGCATCTGTACTCTTGCTGGTGACGAATACCCTGTTTGCGTCTTGAATATGAAAGAACTTGATTCTCTGAATTGGGTTAAGATGGATGAACTCGCTCTTGATAATGTTGGCGTTATTAATAAATGCTGTGATGTCGCTGGTATTGAACGTATTTCTCCAAAGAATCTTACTTTCGATGATGATAAAGTTTTTGAATCAATTAAGAATGATACATCTCTTATTTTTCAGTTGAATAGTAATTATGGAGAACAAACTATCAAGAAAATTCTTAGTCCCGCATCTTGGAGTAGGATTCACCATGATTATCCGTCTATTACAAAGTTTGATATTATCACTTTTGTGTCTGGTTTAATTCGCCCTTGCGGAAAAGATGTTTACGATAATGCTGTAAATGGCATTGGGTATCATAGTGGCGTTAAGGAAATTGATGATTTACTTGCTTCTACAATGGGTTATCCTATTCTACAGGAACCTATTATGGAGTTCGTAATGAAATTCTGTGGGTATACATTCCTAGAAGCGGACAAATTAAGAAAAATTATTGGTAAAAAACTTGGTACAAAAGAACAATTACCAATTATCAAGCAGAGATTTGAAGAAAACGGAAAGGTTAGACTTGGACTCTCCCAAGAAAAATCTGATGAGATTATGGATATTTTTCTTGGTTGTGTTCTGAATGCCACTCGTTACAGTTTTTCTCTGGTTCATGCAGTTAGTTATACGTCTATCTCTTATGAATGTGCTTGGCTAAGATACTATTATCCTCTTGAATATATTTGTTGTTGCTTAAATATCTTTGTTGATGATGAAGACAAGACAAATGAGGCATCTGAATATGCAAAATCTATCAAAGTAAAAATCAAGAAACCAAAGTTTAGGTATTCAAAAGCAGAATATTTTGTTGACAAAGAATCTAATTCAATTTATAAAGGCATTGGCTCTGTTAAATTTATGAATCAGTCCTGTGCTGATGATTTATATAATTTACGAGATAACCATTATAATTCCTTTGTAGATTTACTACGAGATATTTACGAGAAAACATCTGTAAACTCTCGTCAATTAGATATCCTTATAAAGCTAGATTTCTTTGATGAGTTTGGTAATGCCAAAGAACTTCTGCGTCTTGTTAAGATGTATGATATGTTTGGTACAGCAAAGACTTTGAAAAAAGAAAAACTAGCTAATAGTGATGTCGTAAGGGCGATTGTAGAGAGACATTCCATCGGCACTACTAAAGCTGGAAAAGAATCTAAATCCTATTCTCAACTAGATAATATGGCAATTTTGAACGAATGTGAAACTTTGATTATGTCATTAGGTATCAAACCTATGACTATTAAAGAAAAAGCAGAAATTCAGAAAGAGTACATGGGTTATGTTGATATTGCAACGGGTAAGCAAGAAGACAGACCAAAGCTGTATATCCTTGATGTCAAAACACTAAAGTCTAAGACTAGTGGTAGGGTATGGGCTAGACAAATTACGGCACAAAGTATTGGTAGCGGTAAGCAATCTAATTATACTATCACTTCCAAGAATTATCATGAAGAATTTCAAGTTGGTGATGTAATACTATGTAAACATCTTGAAAAACAGAAAGATTATTGGCATATAACTAACTATGAAGTTCTTGTGAATATTTAAAATTGTTTTAGGGCAGGGTATTGACAAACCCTGCCTTTTTTGCTATAATACTTATAGAAAGTGAGGGATTGTGAATGAATGTAAAATACTATATTCTTAATGGCGTTTCTACTGCTGGCAAAGATACTTTCGTGAATATGTGTAAAGGTTATGACGACCACCGTATCTATGCTTTGCAGTTTTCTAGTGTAGACTGGATTAAAGAAGTTGCGGAAGAGCTTGGTTGGGATGGTAAAAAGGACGAAAAGGGGCGCAATCTTCTTAGTGGTCTAAAACATCTTCTTACTATATATAATGATATTCCATTTAAGAAGACAGTAGAAAATGTACGGTTTTGGGTAGAGCCAGAAGACAAAACACTTGTAAATGTTTTGGATGATTATGAATATACTCTTGTGTTTATTGATGTTCGTGAACCAGAAGAAATTGACAAGTATAAGAAAGAATTTAATGCAAAGACGGTTCTGATTCGTAATCCAGAAGCAGAAGCAAAAGCGTTCAACGAGAGCGACATGGATGTTCTAAATTATAATTATGACTATATTATTTGGAATCGCCATGATAAAAAAGTTCTCATGAATAATGCTGATAGGTTTATTAGATACGAATGTTTCAACGATGGAATCTATGAACACCCAGTTGAAATTGATAACGGTGTAGCTATTAAATTGGGTGAACAATATGAAATTTGAGATTGAATCTGCGTCTATGAGCAATCCTATTATTAAAACATATCCTATTCTAAAAGATTTTAATTTCAAACAGAATCAAAATGAGGGGTATGAAGGAAGTATTGAAATTAATTCTATCGAAGAATTAGATAGTCTTGTAAAGGGTATAAACTATCCTTTAATTATTGGAAGCAAGTGGTTCCAGAATAGAAACGCAGACATTCAGAGTAATGTTATCGAAATTTATGATGGTTGGATTGAGTAAAGGGGCATAACGATGAAATTTAAGATTGAGTCCGTTGGTTGTTGGAATAAACCGCTCGAAGAAACATATCCCGCTCTTAACTTTTATAAGTTTGAACAGAAGACCCGTAGTGGTTATTGCTGGACTGAATATTTTGGTGAAATTGAACTCGATACACTGGGAGATTTGGTCGTGCTAGAACATAATATTGGTAAGCAACTTATTCTTAGCAAGAATGAATACACGCCAGTTATTACGATTTATGATGACTATTTGGAGTAATAAAATTTTGTTTTTAGGAGTGTTTAATGGCTTATTCACCAGTTGGCAAATTCAAAAATAAGAAATCAAACAATGAATCTCTATTAAAGCATATAAGAGACAGTATTGACAAAGAGTATCGTAAAGCTACTCAGTCTGGCGATTGGAATAATTATAGCTTTGTTTATAATGCATATTATAATTATAGATTAAACGGTGGCAATAGTTATTACATTAAAGCTGTTGTAGAAAAATACAAAAGTCAATATGAAAGACAACAAAACCAGAAAAATATCGAGATATCACAACATGATGCTTTGCTTAATATAACTAGCGTTGCGTTAGATGGTACAAAAGATACGATAACTGTTTCAGGTGGTTATGGCAATAAGACGCTTGCGGAATTTGGCGAACAAGTAGATGATGCCTGTTTTCTTCCAATAGCAGAGGTAGTTGAAGGGACAAAGTTAGACTATCATAATACTACAGAAACAAAACATAAAACTTTTGGAGAAATGTCTTATGAAGAAAAAATTAAATCTGTAAATAAACAGATTGATGATTTGCTTGATTTTATCGAAAGAAATAAACAAGCTAAATATAACACATGGAAGAAGGAGTTTCATAATGGAAGCAGTAAGTTATGAAGAAATTAAAGCGGCTCTGGATAAGGTAGGGCAAACCGATTCGGTAGATAATATCAAATTCGCCCGTGTAGATGATTCTGTTAAATTTCCTACTAAGCGTAGCGAGGATGGTTGTTATGATATCTATGCATATATTACAGAAGATTTTATAATTCCGTCTCATACTAACGAACTTATCCCTACCGGTTTGTATAGTGCGTTTGATAAGAAATATCGTATCGCTATCCGTGAGCGTGGCTCTAATACAAAGGCAAATATGATTGTAATGGCTGGTCAGATTGACTCTGGATATCGTGGCGAATGGTTTGTGTCAATTTATAATGGTAACAACAAAGATATTATCTTATCAAATGATGTTGATAGAGTCTTTGATAACGGCAATGTTATTTATGTTCCTACATCGAAAGCTATTGCCCAATTTGCCGTTGAATACGTTCCAATTGTAAATATTTCTGAAATTAGTGTGGAAGAACTACAAAAGATTGATTCTGAACGTGGAATTGGCGCTCTTGGGAGTAGTAATAAATAAGTCTTGACTTTTGATTGAGACTTTGATATAATATTTATAAAGGAGGTCGATATAATGTTCGACAAAGATACTAAAGACGCTAGACTAAAAACCACAGGCGTGCTAACACTTCTTAACCAATATTTTTACCTCATTCAGCTAGACCTATCTAATCTTGAGCAACTAATTCTGATTCTAAATTCTCTAAAGCGTGAAGCGGATGCTCTTTCTAACGATGGCAAAGGCGGTTCTCGTGTTGTAATTTCGGGTTTCTATCTAAATGATTGGATTGATGATTGCATGACTATTTACAATGGCGCTCTCGAACTAATCAATGTTGTCTCAAAAGATAAGGAGAAAAAGTGATGCCAAAGATGAATGTGTTTATTAGTCAGCCTATGAATGGTAAGAAAACAGAAGAAATTGAATATGAGCGTGAACAATTTGTTAAAGACCTAAAGAAGTATCTAGGTGAAGATATCAATATCCTTGATACTATCTTCCATTTTGCAGAAGATGTCCCGTCTCTTGTTTATCTTGGTCGTTCTCTTGAGGTTCTTGCAAAGGCAGACCTAGCCGTGTTTATGGATGGCTGGGAGAATGCTCGTGGTTGCAAAATTGAACATCAGGCGGCTAAAGATTATGACATTCCTACGCTTGAGCTTAATGGCGCATGGTATCCTTGTACTTAATAGGTGATAATATGGCTGGTATTCGTGAAGTACGCTATAGTGACAAACAGACGATTGAAAGTTTGCCATTAGGAACTGTTTTTAAATATAAAGACAGGTGGTATATCAGGTCTGATATCTATTTCCATGACGATATGGAATTGACGCTTAGACAGCTTGGCGTATGTGATGATTGTATCGCCCATAGTTATTATTGTCTAGGTGTTGACTTGGTGACAGGATATCCAGAGTTAGCAGAGCATCAATATTCGTGGTGTCGTCCAGAAGCGATTGCCAGTGAGATTGATATTAAAATGAAAATCTAAAAACGCTAAAAAGAAGGAGACGTATCGTTTCGATACGTCTCCTTTAATATATGGATTAAACTGTTAGAAGTTTTTTCCAAGTTGTTTTTTGGGCTGTTAGTTCACCGTCAACCACACATCCATGGTCTTTTTGGAATTGTTTTACAGCATTGTCAAATTTAACACCAGCAATACCATCAGCATTGCCACAATCATATCCAAGATAATTTAGATATTCTTGTAATGGCTTTACAACTGCGTGTCTGTTATTTTTAGTTTTACTAATAGTGATTGTCGCTGCAATTGTTTTTCTTCCTGCAATACCATCTGTGGTTACACAGAGAGCAGATTGAATTTGTTTGATGTAGTCTTTTTTGGTTTTAATATTTGGCTGACCACCAAAAAAAGATTCGTCAATAATTTTATCGCAATCTAATCTATTGAAACCCGGGATTCTCATTGGGTTAGAACTTGAATATTGCCATAGTACGACATTCTTTTTATAAGAATAATCGCTTGCATAATGAGCAACCCAAACAGGATATGGTAGCTGGCTCATATCCAAATTAGTCTTAAACCAACTAGAAGAAGCATATATGCCAGCTTGTTTACCGGATGCAATAATGGTGTCACAGAAGCCTTTGGCCGCAGCTGTTCTGGATTTAACAGAAATTGCATCAGCTCTACCGTTGCGTTTCTCATTGCTAAATTCAGAGTCGAACCAGATACCAAGAGTTGCATTTTTGTAATATTCGCTGTTAATTATAGCGCTAGCTTCTTCGACTCCTTCTTGTTTATTAATGGCTTGTGAGAAGAAATACAGGCCGTAAGGAATGTTATATTGTTGGCACTTAAAAACGTTGTAAGCGATACAATTATCTAATTTTATTGCGCCGTTCCCATATCCACGATACCCAAAGCGAATGATAATCCCTGTTAAATTATCCTTGAAATACTCCCATTGATAGTCTGAAATTTTGCCTTGCGCATAGGAAATATCTATAATGTTTTTCAATCTATCACCTCTTTATAATGTTATTCGTTGCCAATAATTACTCCATCTTTAATGAGTGCGTCATCTCTCATAATAATACATGGCAAAACACCATGAGTGTTGAGCGCGGAATAATAGCTATGGTCTTGATTGCCACTTGATGTGACAGTATAAAATTCTCCGCTATCCCAAGCAGAAGCGGTTCTAGTCCAATATTCGGTCGGCACTCCATTTAATGTTTTAATTCTTTTCGATGCAGCACTATCAAAATAATCAAGTTTGGCTCCGTCAGTATACTGATTGTAATCAACACTCTGACCAAGCTCGATAGGGCTAGGAGTAAATACCCTGCGCGATATGCCTTCTGATAGCACATATACATGATAGCTAAAACTGTCATCGTCATTTCTTTTAACATTGACATATGGTATTGTTGCGGTTCTAATATAATCTTTGACGTTACTGTCTGTTCCAATCATATTATAAAATGTCGTATTTAGATAGGAATCAACGTCACTGTCTGGATATTGTATTCTACCCATATGACTGGTTTCATAAAGTGCGTCCAACATAAGCCACACACCGTTGCAACTGCTATCGTATTTACTCGTGTCTGGATTTCCTCTGTGCACAATACGCCATGTCAGTTTTTGACCATTAACGTCAATTTTAACAGTTTGACCAATAGAATAATCCCACAAATATTCATTAAGTGTTTGTTGCAAAACCGTTCCATTGCTATCCACAAGGATGTCATTATGGAGAATCATGACTGGACGAATCCCGTAAGTCTCGTCAGTGGGTCCCCGTCCGTAGGCTCCGTTTGTTTGTGGTTTTACACATTGGTATGCGGGCCACTTTGCCTTGCGCGGCGTTCTCATCCACCATTCGACAGCCGTCCCATTATAAGTGGCAACCCGTTTAGAACTGGCGTTATTTGTCTTGTCAAAATAATCAAGTTTTGCTCCGTCTTTGTCATATATTGAAGTGTCATCAGAATCATATCTCTGATTGTAAAAACCAGCTTCTACAGCAGATAGAAGAAAAATCTTTGTCGAAAATCCATTATTTAAAGTGTATGCATTATTTCTATTAGCAAGCACATTGTAATATGGAATAGTGGCTGTTTTTACATATTTCTTTATAGTTAATTGATTATAAAAAGTATTATTAAGCCAATCACATATAGAGCTGGACGTAAACAAAGAGTCTTTATGGGAGCTGTATAGTTTCATTGCGAGGCAGTTCTTAGCCATAATCCAAGTACCATTACAATCTGTCGTATATATAGTTGTGTTTGGGTTTCCTTGATGAACAATAATAAATTCTTCGCTTCCGTATATTCCCTTTACAACGCTTCCTACTGGCAGCTCACTAATAGGAACGATACTCTGATACCATAGTCTTGCTACGCCGTTTTGGTCACCAATATATGCTTTCTTAACTTGAGATGCGACGCCATTTTGTCCGATATATATATTTTGTATCTTTCTTGCTGTATCGTTAACCCCAAAATATCCGTTAGGCATATCTTACCTCCTATTATACATAGTATAGGTAAACTACACCGGTTTCAAGCGGCGAAGTTCCTGCTGTTAGGTCTGTTGTTCCAGCCGTAATTTTAGTTGGGATAAATCCAATCGCAGAACTTACGTTGTCTTGTGTTAAACTTACAGAACCATCACTGACTGTCAGATTTTGACCAATTTTAACCGCACCTTTTGTTGTGGAGGTTGCGTCCGGAACGCTAATCGTGCCATCGCTTGCAATTTTGACATTTTCACCGCCAGCTTTTACACCACCAACATATGCGTTTGCAGCAGGAGAAACAGAAATGATTCCGGCTTCATCTACTGCAATGCCAGAACCAATCCTTACTACGCCAGTATTACTTGCGCCAGCAACGTCTTCGGATGTTATTATCGTTGTTTCTTTTAGTGGAGAAATTTTAAATTCTGACGTTGTTACATTGGGACTTTCTTCCAGCACGAACTCCCAATTATTTTTGTCACTTGTCGTGACCGTTACAGCTACCTTTAAATTTGTTGACGTCACAGATATCCATAATTCTGCACTACTGGTTCCGTTTCCACCAGATGTAGGAACTAAATATACGGTTGACACACTTTCGATATCGTCTACTAGCGCTGTATCTTGTTGTAGAGAATTCCAGTTATTTGTATAACTGTCTTCAAAAAACGTGTACGCAGTATTTAATAATTCTGCGGTTTCTTGTGCCTTATCATGAATGCAGATATTTTCTCCAACAAAACCCTCTACCATAACGCTCTGAATTTCTTGAATTTTTGTACTTAAAGTCCCGTCAATATACATATTGACAGAGACTTTAAGAAAATCATTATCAGATGTGTTTTTAATATTTCCGATATGTAGCCATACGTCTTCATTGATGTCAGTGGAGCTATTGAAATATGCTTCCTTAGACAAAACATATCCTTTTGGGGATGAAATATCGACAGTAGAAGAATCGTTGTTACCCTTTCTAACTGTAAGCGTTCCGTCTTTTGCTTCGATATCTTTTACATAAGTAGAATTAATGTCATTGCCGACACCATCATGAATAGCTGTTTGAGCAGTACCGGCGATGTTGATATTCCAGTTTCCAGAAGCCCCTTCGCCTGTCTTTGTGGGAACGGACTCTTTTAATTTTCCATAAGCATTATCAATTTTGGTCATGTTGCTATCTGTATAACCAAACGTTTCATCAAACCATAACTTAGATAAGTTATCTTTGTCTGTTGTAGAGTCATATAGAGAAAGACTTAGATTTGTTGTAGATTTGGGCATTTAATCACCTCTATTTAAATTATTCTGTTGTGCTTTTCACGTTTGCTCTTGATTCAATCAAGTCATCTATCGTATTGCTTCCGAAGAAGTCCCGCTCAAGTGTATCTTGCGTGATATCTTTTATCTTCTTATAAGTAATTTTTGTAATAATTACATCAGAAATTTTTTGAATACCAATTCCAATTTTTTCTATTGGAATATAGTTTTCCGAAATTCTAGTTGTCATATTAGACAAAAATCTTATTTTGATTTTGGCTGGCTTTGTTGATATTGTATATTTACTAAGCGAATCATAAAACTCCGCATCTGTGTAAAGTGAAGTTTCAGAGTTCGTATAATATTTAAAGAAAGCTTTATCCGCTTTGGAAAAGAAAGCCAATTTAGAAACAAATTTTCCGTGGCTAAGAATGAATAGTTGTTTTTTTTGTATACCACAGTAGAATGCGACCCTAGCGACAGCCCCAAGAAGAAATGCATAGACGATATTTAAGTCTACTATCTTTATTTTAATAGGCTGCACAAAATCGTTAGAAATGTAGGAAATAATTCTGTCCGTTGGCAGAATATCCTCCTTTTTCTTTATCATAACGATACCGTCTACGGTTTCAACTCTCGCTGTTCTTTCTCCGTAAGAAGTATTCATGTGATAATCTCTGTCACATATTTTTATTCTGATAGGTGAAATCATAATATCACCTCGTTTTTTTCAAATAATCAAACATTTTCAAGAGAGAAAATTGCGCCGCCAGATTTAACAATAAGTTGTGAATCAGGGGTTAGGATTCTTGCATTAGCAAAAGTGCCCCAAATTTCACAATCACTACCGCTGGCAGAACTAGATAGAAAGAAATAAGGGACGGTAATCTGGTTACCGCCAGTAATCTCACTCATAGTAATAGCATTACGGTTAGAGACAAAGCTCAAAGTATAAGTGCTATTATAGTTTGGGGTAGTAAAATTGGTCTGGTTGTTTGCAATCTGTGTACGAGAATAACCGGGATTGGTCGGTTCTGCGCCAGAAGGAATCACACCGTTAGTAATAGGTTGAGTAGATAGACCAAAATACCAGTTAGAGGGTGGAACATAGTTTTGTCCACCAAAAATTTCTGCGTTGAGCTTATTCGCAAAGTCCTTGGAAATCATATATAATCCTCCTTATTAGAAGTAGTCTTGAATTTTTTCTTTAAATAATACGAATCCTTGTGCCCGAAGAAAGTCCTTCCTTGGACTTCCATCACCAAAATCATAGTGCAAGATAATCTGTTGCATATATTTACCGTAAATAAGAGACTTTGTATTTTCGTCACTTAAATTTACATAGACAACATTTGTATCAGGGTCAATATATACGTCATCTGTTTTTGCATTATCTTGAGTAGATTCTAGTTGGAGCAAAGGATTCTGTGGCTGTCCATATGGACACAGACGCCATTCAACAGTAGTCGTATCGGTATCGGATTTAACAAGAGGGATTTCATGCTCATTATAGTCAATAAATTGAATCGGGATTGTTACAGTGTCCCCTTGAAAAAATTGGACATCATCAATTTGCTGTACGAACATCTTAAATTGACTTGAATCAATTCTCTGCAATATCATCAACCTCTTTTCTTGCACGTTTAGGCTTGGGCTTGGAAGAATCAACGGGAACGATTTCTTGGTTGTTCTTCGTCTCTTCCCTAAGCGATTCAACCATCTCTTGAATCTGCTTTTGCATTGCTTTCTGCACATCTTTTTCGTAAGTTACAATATCCTTTTCAAGCTGTGTCATAGCGTCAAGACAATTACCAAGGGTCTTGATATTGCCATATCCTGAAACAGAAATAATGTTTAACGCTTGCTTGATTTTTTCAACTTGGGAAATTAAATCTTGTGTGTTCATATTTACCTCTTTTATTCATTATGATTTAGTAAGAACATTTATAGTTTGGCCCCCAACCGTAATTGTTTTCCAACTCAAAGCATTAGATTCTGTTATGTCGAATTTCGTGTTAATATCGCCCTTTGTATAGTAGTTTTCTTTTAAATATGCATCGGTGTCAGTCCATGTCTTATAATATGTTAAATCTGACGAGTTCTTACCAATATAAATGGTGTCGAGATAACTATTATTTTTGGCGATAGCAGAATCTAGGCTTGTTGCATCAATAATTTGGTAACCAGCAGAAGTGAAATCTTCCATCATTTGGGCTATATTTCTCCTTGAATAATAATTCCAAATATTACGCCAGCCGTCAGAATCTTTTCTGCCAATCAGATTTAGAATAGCAACGTATGGGCCAGCAAGAAAGAAAGTAACAAGAGTTTTGATGCAATCCCAAATGCCGCCAGTAAGCCCATTACCAGAGTCCTCTACAACACCGTCATTGCCTTTAATTGGCGTGATTTCTCCACTTGGTTTTGGTACTTCGTTGCCATCAATTCTAACACCAGAAGTATTCATGTGCCCATCTCTAGTAAGTAAGAATAGCGGGTCGCCATTCTCGTCTTTTGTTAGAGAAGTAATGGAACCATTATTACCATCAATAATATAACCGGTATTGGAACCGTCGCCAACAATAATTTTACCGCCAGTGATTGTTAAATTACCATTTTCGTCAACTTTAAATACGCTCAAATCATCACCAGCTGTTTTACGGGCAATATCAAGACCAATGTCAGGACTCATCCGAATACTCATATTGTCATTACTGATTGACAAGCCGTTTTTATTTACTTCAAAAGTATTAGAAGAATTAGAAATGATGAGGTTATTACCCATAATTAGCTTACCAACAATACTATCTGCAATCAAACCATAAGATTCAACTCCATCAACAATAGTCTTACCGAATACTGCTTTCGTAGTAGCCCAGCCGTCAGTCGTAAAACAAATCTTATTGTTGGATATCCAGAGTTGTTCAGGGTCAAACCCATTGATATTGTCATCTTCTGACGATTTTTTACGCCCTTTAATGCCATAACTACCAAATGTAAATTCGTTATCTTCTGTGGACTTAATAGCTTGGTTAGCGGCAACTAGAGCAGTCTTAGTGTATTTTGTGACTGCATCAATTGTACCATTAGTAACTGGCTGAGAGACGGCAGATAACAAAGAACCAACGCTAGAAACTGCGCTTGTTGTTTCATTGTGAAGTTCATCAAAGGTATACGTTTCATCAGATAGTCTAAATCTGTTACCAAACGTCATAGAAAAACTATCTGGGTCATCATATTGAATTTCCATTTCTTGAAGGTATGGATAAACCCAGTTGTCGTCTTCTAGTTGTACATTTAAAATAGAACCAAATAAACTTCCTTTATTTTTTTCGATAGAGAGTAGCTGGTCGATGAATGGCTTAAATTTTTCTATGAACAGGAAATTTGCACTATCCAGTTCAAAGCTAAAACTAGGCTGACTTACTACCTTTAGTTTTTCATAACCAGCGTCTACAAGCTGATTGGCAACATAGATATCATCCATAATAACGTCATCTTGGCTTAGTTCTTCAATTGTTTTGATAACCATATCGCCATTTGCTTGGATAACCTCTACTTTTGTTGAAGTATTAGAATAATCCTTTGTCTGCATACTGTCAGTTACAATAAAGGAATCGTCTGAAAAACTACCTTCAATAATAAACGGGTCAAGTTCTAGCTTTTCTTCGTCAGTAAAATTGGTCTCGTAAGAATACTGTTTTACAAGTTTGTCTCGTTCATTCTGAATATTTTCAATTTCCTTCGTTAGAGCTTCGATAGAATATTTAGCATATCCCGTTTCCGGAGTTATACTATGGTCTACAACATTATCAGAAATAGAATCTCCATTTGCCACAAGAGCAGAATTTGCGGGAACGTTATAGTCTTGGTTTCTTGACGGAGTTTCTGTATTTCCGATATCAGTAAAGTCTTCTTTTTTGACTGTATATAGCTTACCACCATTTTTTAGAATATTCATATTAGCTTCGCAAGCCTGTGAATAATTCTTCCAATAAGCGTACAGAGTAATATTATGGTTGCTATCTGTTGTATATTCCGCAACTTGATAGTAGTCTACGATAGTGTAGTTATTTTTTTTAGCTTCTCCAAAAGTGACATATCCTTCTTTAGAACTTAGAAAACTAGACCATTTAGCGTAGACCTGTAGATTATCAATATCAGAATAGTCAGTATATAGAGACATATTCTGTTGAGCAGAATCATAATAGGTCTGCATTTGTGTTAGCATAGCTTTCTGGGTCAAGAGTAGTAGGTTAAATTTCTTTTGCAAGGAAGTCCAATAACCATAAGAGCCAGTGGATTTATCATAAATAGCCTCTTTATTTGCTTTCTCCCACTCAAGAACCTTTTTCTTTAGGGCGTTATTTGTAATCCACTCATTGTAATTCTCGTAATAATTACTTGCGGTTTTATCAAGAACGCCAGTATAATAATCAAGACAGAAAATCTTCTTCGTGCCGTTCGGGTTTACTTTCGCAATACTTAGGTCTTCTGCGCCAGACACGTTTAAAACGGTGAAGATGTCATCTGATAGCTCGCTAACGGTGGCGCTTTTTAGAAGGTTATCGAAAGACAACACAATACTTGTATTTTTGATAACCTCAGAAGTATCATATGCGTTTACGACATAATTTTCGTTATCAAATACAAACAAAGCCTCGTAGGACTGAGATACTTCATTCGTCAAAAAGCCATATAGTCCTTTGTCTGTTTCGCTAAAAGAGCGAGATTTACTTTTTAGAGAAGGGCTAATATAACCAATAGACCATTGAGGCGCTACTTCGATTAGCTGATGAAGCAAAGATTTTTCTGGTTGAGATTCTCGATAAAAGAAATAATTACTTGTGACAATTGTAGTGCTTGATGTATTGTTGATATCGCCAGCAGTTGTTATAAAGGTTAGATTGATTCCTTTATTATTTAAAAGATATTCAGCAGAATAAGCAACAATTGATTTATGAGGAACTTTGTCTTCAAATTCTTCATCATCACTAACAATAGTGAAGTAGCCAAACCCATCAATATGAATGAGCTTATTCTTCTTTAGCCTTTTGTAACAAGGGTTAACTTTATTGTTTGTCTTACGATACATTGTAAAGGTAACTTCTGAACAAGAACCCCATTTAGGAGAGATTACTAGCTCGGAAATACCAGAAACAATTCCAATTGTTTTTTTATTTGGGTTACATAACTCAATAAGTGGGTATTCATACCTTTTATTTAAATCAAAAGTAAAATTAATAGTAACTCCCCCCTAACCGTTTAGCATTTTGACAAACTATATACATGCTGTCTGCAACCCCATATACAGATAGCACACTTAACCCTCTAGGAATTTTAAGAAAATTCTTGTTAAATTTAGAGAATAAATCTTCTGAGTATGAATCATTTAGCATCATGATACAGTTCTTATTATCAAGATAAACAGTGTCATTTGCAGATAAGTTAGAGAAATTGGTTGTAACGTTATAATCCAAAGCCTTGGTAATGCAAGAAATAGGAAGATTACTCATTCTGCAATAACAGCTGCATTCATTATATGTTGAATTATTTAACAGAATACTTCCATCTTTCTCAACCATATATTTACCTTCACTATAATGTTTTACGTTAATGCTAAAATTGCCGTCTTTTGCCATATGAAATTTAAGAACTGGTTTCATAAGCTCAAAATCGTCTGAATAATTCACAAATTGAAATGTGTTGACTTTTGTTACATCTGAATTTAGAGTATACTTTTGGATTCTCTCAAACTCATGTGCATATGGAGCATCACATTCTACTGTGGCAGATACTCCACGATATCCGTCAGCATAAATTAAATCTTCATTTAAATGGATAATGCAGTTATAATAGAACCGGTCAAAGTTTTCTGCACAGATTTGAAGCTGTTCATACCCAACAGGAGAAGTTAACCAGTTCTTTAAGTCGATTAACTCATAAATATCAACTGCTTGGTCATAAACAATTTCGACAGGAAACTGCAACACGCTATCATATTCTGTGTCAAGATATTGTTTATTTGGATTTCTTCTAATAGAGGCTGTAACAAGACTTTTGTCTCCACCAGAAGTTCGATTTGTATAAGAGTTGTCAATAAATACCAAAGAGACATTTCGCAACTCACTTTGAATGCCATTGAAAATAAAAGGATATCCCATCGGCATTAAATATCACCTCTTTATAAATAAAGCCGACTTATTAAGCACGCTTAATAGTATCGGCAATTTAACAATTAAATCGTTGCTGCTTTTACGTTTCTATAGCCGCCAATTCTAGTTTGGTTATTGATAGTTCTTAGAACTTTATTCACAATGTTGTCCGCTTCTTTCCTCAAAGAGTTTACGGTAGAAGCATCTGCGTCTCCCTGAATATTAATAGGCATAGAGATATTAATAGAAGAGCTGTTGGAGCTAGAGTACGTTCTGGTATTTACTCTTGCGGTTTTAACGGCAGAATCCACAGCACTTCCAAATGGACTTCCCGTAAATCTATTACTGCTGCCGGAACTATTTGCTCCATTTGCCCATGTAGGCACAATAGCCTCTCCAACTTTTAGAATGGATACAGTCTCGTCACTTCCGAGTCCTAACATTTTGTCCAACATAGGATTCTGTTTTTTTACATAATCAGCACCAGTATGGTGTTTTTTAAATAGACTAGATATGGCTTTCCCGGCTGATATCAGCAGACCACCGGGCAAGAAAGGAAGTATCAGGTTTCCGATTGTTCCAAGTATTTTTTTACCAGTAGATTTATCTTTGTCTTTCCAGAGCTTGATGTTATTGTACCATGTACTAACATTTGCCAAGGCACCAGACAAAACGCCTGCTCCTATTGCAGCGATTGGAAGTGCGCTAGATAGGCCCGCACCAGCTAAACCAATGCCTCCCATACCGCCTGTAACTCCACTAGCCATTCCTCCAATACCAGAGAATATACCAGATATACCTTTGGTTGCAATCTGCCCTATCCCACTGGCAAATCTATTCAAATTGCTTAGTAAACTATTTGCTGTTCCAGCCAGACTGGAAATAATTCCCTTGCCACTTGTCCCAATCGTATTTAGTGAAGATATACCATTAGATGTTAATCTTCTCATAAATCCATTACTAGAATTAAAAATAGACTTAACGCCATTTGTCGTATTGCTGATAATACTTTTTATACCTTTTGTCGCACTCTTGACAATTCCGTTATTATAATTTGAAACATTATTTAGCGTGTCACTACCAATATCTGCTAGGCTTTTATATCCTTCTTTGATTATTCCAGTTACGTCAGAATCAATACCAGTACCAAATAATTTATTATAACCAGTAAGCAATTGTGTCACTGTATCTTGACCAGTGCCAATTAGTGCTTTGCTAATTAGGTTCTTGACAAAATCACTACTAAGAATTTTAATAAATGTATTGAAACCATTTTGGATATTCCCCAGAGTAGTTTCAAATTGTTTCTGAGCATCTTGCAAAGTTTGTTTTTGTGCTTCTATTGCTTTCTTTTCTGCTTCAATTGTCTTTTCATATTCTGATTTTTCTTTATCAAGGGCGTCAATCTTGGTATTATAATCGTTATCTTTTTGCCAATCAGCAAGGTCTTTTTCTTTTTGTGCTCTTTCATCGAGAAGTTTCAAACGTTTGGCTTGTGCTTCTGCTGAGTTATCATATTGCAATTCCATCAATTGAGCATCAATATCTGCGATAGATTTATTCTTTTCAGCAAGCTCGTCAGCGTTATCCATCTCTTCTTTTTGAAGTTTCAGGAGTTCTTTTTGCTGGTCAATTTTGTCTTCAAAAGCATCTTTTTGGTCATCAAGTTCGTCAGAAATCTTATCAAGATTGTCAATCTGAGCATCATATCTGTCAGAAATCTTATCCAACATATCAAACAGAAAATCGCCAGCCTTTTCAAGCAAACCGATTGCTGTATCAATCATGTCCTCGATTTCATCTTGTAATGCTTTGATATTCTTAGAAGCGTCATCATATAGGTCTTGTTGGGCGTCATCAAGTGTACCAGTAGACTTTAGTAAGGCGTTTATAACAGCTTCTACTTGTTTCTCTACTGGTTCTCCGCTAATATCACCAAGGTTTAACGCTTCTGCCATAGCAGCTCTGTAATCTGCGTCATTGGTGATTTTGTCAATAAACTTCTGATAATCCGTTTTTGCTGCATTCAGTGCTTCGTCAGAACTCCAAGCGCCATAAATACCATTTTTATATTTTTCTATAACAGCCTTGGCAGAACTCAAATCTTCTTTAGCTAGATTCTTTAGAAGTTTTTGATACGATTCTTGAATTGTACCAGCTTGTTTTTGCCATAGCGTTGTTAGCTCTTGAATTTGTTGTTCAACTGGCATATTGCTTATATCAAGATTAAACGCATCAGCTAGAACTTTTCTGGCTTTTGGGTCGTTTATGACTTCATTTAAGATTTTGTCGTATCTGTCTTGGAACTCTTTGATGACAGTTGGGTCATCCCAGTTAGCATTCTCAGAATACAACTGCACAATACTCTTTAGGTTTTTAACTTTATCTTTAATTGAGTCTTCAAATTCTTTTGCAGCTTTATCGGCGGCAGATTTACCAGATTCCCCAGAAGAGCTATCCTTTGTACCGGAGCCTAGCCCAGATTTTGCAGTGTTTTGAACAAGACCAAGTAAGCTATTTAAATCTTTTAAATGCTCTTCCGCTTTTTCCAAATTCGCATTAGCTTTAGAACCAGATTGCTCAAGAAGCAACATTTGCTTTTCGGCAAACGCCTCATCTCGACCGCTTAAAACACCCGCATCTAAAGTTTGCAGAAGTTTTTGTCTCTCTGCTTCTAGTGCCGCAATTCTTGCTTCTACGCCAGCAATAGTAGCTTTTGTTTTTTGAATTTCTGCCTTAACCGTTGCTTCTGCGGACTTGTATTCTGCATTATAGAGGTTTTTAAGAACGTTTACATTGAGAGTAATTTTACCACTTGTAAAATCAAGTTGTTTTGCAAGGTCTGGGTATAGTTCGATAAGTTTTTGAGTTGTGTCAGTCGTTAAGCTACCCTGTTTCGTCAATTCTTTGTATGCTTTTGACAAAACCTTTGTCTTTTCGTTTACTTTTTCAAGAATACTAGCATAAGCACTAACAACATCTGTTTTACTAAAAACATTCTGTACAACATCATTGTATCCATCAGAAATATTATTATACATCTGTTGGAATTTGCTGAGGATTTCTTGTGTTAAATTGTCTATATTTAACTCGTTTACGTTGACACCCATTGCCTCAGCAAACGATTGTTTCATGCTAGTATCTTTTAATATTTTTTCTGCGAAACTCTTAGCGTATGCCGTAGCCATTTCTCCACCGGCTTTATCGCCAGCCTGAACAGCCTCTTTAATTTTGTCTTCAATTCCAGATGTGTCAATTAGATTTTGGACTTTAAGTGTTTCAAAATTAGACGGGTCAAGTGTGACATTTATCATGTCAACAGCTTGCTGTAACGCCTTATATGTTTCTGAACTTGTATCTCCTAAATTTGAAAGAGCCTTCATCTCATCTAGGTAAGACTGTTTTTGCTCTAACAACTTTGTGGTAAAAGAAGATGTTAGTTGTTCGTTGGTTTTTAATTGTTCTGCATAATCTTCGTCTGCTGAGTTCAGATTTTTCTTTTCTTTCTCAAGTTGTTGATATGCCGCAATCAATTCGTTTATATTTTCAGTAGATATTGCGGTCGCATAATTTTGTGTAGATTGAAGCCCTGCTTGATACTGAGACACATCTTCTGAACTATATGGTGTCATTTTTTTAGCTTTTGCTTGTTCGTCAGATAATGCCTGTGCAGATTTTTCTTTATTTATAGCTTCTTGTGTTTTTTTAATCTCTTCGAGCAAATCAAGCTGTTCTTGAAGTCTTTGCTTTTCTGCTTCATCTGCAAGAGTTAGAGTGCCTTTAGAATTTATATCATCAATTTGTTTTTTAACTTCTTGTATCTTTGAGTTTGTTTCATCCAGTTCTGCATTGCTTTCCTCTAATGCTTTCTTAGAACGTTCTGCCTTTTCTTCTGTTGATGGGAATATTTTTTGCCAAGCAGAGTATACGGCAGGGGCAATTGCAACAACTGCCCCCAACAATGCTAAAATAGTTCCAACAGGGCCAAGAAGAGTTGTTACGGCACTTCCGGCGGCTCCAATAGCAGGAATTAAGCCGGAAGATAGTGCTGATGTAAATTCACCTGCAACAAGAGATGCGAAAGCAGCTACATTACCGGAAACAGAAGTGATGGCACTGACCAACCCACCAATTGCTTTGCTTGTATTCGCTATATTTGCTATAGTTTTTGCTGCAAATGCGACCGCCAGAGCCACACCGACCTCTTTAATTAGTGGACTTAAAACTGGAATTTTATTTAGTAGAATATTTAGAATTTCTACGACTTTTGACAAACCATCGTATGCTAATGCAAGGGTTCTATCAAGGTTAGAATCCTGTGCAAATTGTTGAACACTTGCGGTTAATCTATTTTGTGCAGCTTCAAGAGATTCATTGTAAACCGTCATCTTTTCAGCAGCAACACCATTTGCATTTTGAGAAACTTCGGTTGCTTCCAAGACTTTATTGTAGTCTTCCATAGCTGCAATAAATACGTTTCTCTGTCTTGTTTTGTTATTTATTTCACAAAGTTGCTATCTTTGTATATTATGTTATATCGACTAATAATTTAAAACTATGTTTATCTACGAAATCAAGAAACTGTTCTTTTGTATTATTTCCGAATCCATATTCTTTATGAAACATCGTATGAATTTCTTTTGTCAAACAAACTCCGTGTCCATACTCTCGCTGTTTCTTATCAAATAAGTCAAGAATCTCTCCAAGATATTCCTCGTCATACATTTCGGGAGAAGCGTTTGGTTCAAGAGGAATAATGTCTGCGACTTCTTTTATAATGAGATTCGCAGAATAAAGATGATGAACGTCGTCAAATTCTTCTCCTGTGATTACACATTTATGATTACAATATGCAATACTCTCGTTTCTCCAACCGGGTGTGCTTTTACGACAAAATTCAGCAATACTTTTATATCCTTGTCCTAAGATTGGTTCAGAATGTTTCCATCCGTAAGACAAACGCTTATCCTTTACGACTCTCCAATGATGGCCGAGAATTTCTCCGATTTCAAAATCTGACATTTTAAGATAGTTGTTTCTTATAAAAGCAATATCTTCCTCTGTGAATCTATTGCTTTTATATAAATTAAGTTTTTGAGATTCGTTGATTATGGCATTCTTTGTTCTTCCAAATATTTTACAAAGTTCTTTATTGTCTGTGTTTGGATATAATTTGATAAATTTCTCTATTTCTTCTTGTGTCCAAGGTTTTGATTTTAGCAACCTTAGTTCTCCCATTTTTCTAATAATGGCATCTTTGGATTTATTTGGTAAATGCAATCTCGGAATGTCTTCTAGCCTTGTTGTTAGATAAACACCTCTAAGAATTTCAACCTCTTCGTCAGACCATTCAATCTTTTTATTTGGGCTATTCCTTACGATTCCAAGTTTACTTGCTTTGGTAATAATATTTCCTTTCTCTCTATGAATAAAAGATAAAATATTATCCCATGAATCATTAGGATAATGCTCTTTTAATAATTGAATTTCTTCGTCTGTCCATCTGATTACTTTTCCCATTTATAACCTCAATATAACATAAAAATGCTCATGCTTTTACATGAGAATAGACTATATCTTGCATATCTATGATATGCCGTACCATTTCGATTTAAGGGGTTTTCACCCACGCAGTAGCGAATTGCGCCCTACTCCTATTGCGTTAATTTAACGCTAATTGGATAGTCGTTGAGCCTTCAACTATTTTCATAGTTGCTTGGTTGCGGGTTGCCCAATTCTTGACTATTTTACTATACTTGGATTGATTACTTCCAACCATTATTATATCACTATAATAACTTAGTTGTCAAGACTCTAAAGGGGTTTCCCGTCAATTAAATACGTTTTACGCCAGCACTTATCGAACCGGCGACCACATAAGCCAACTGGTTCTGTTCAAGAGTGCTCATGTTATTCCATTTTGCACCGATTTCATCAAGAACAGTACCAATTTCGCGCATTTTACCGTTTGTATCAACTAGGGTAATTCCGTATTTGGATAGAACTTTATCTGCATCATTGATTGTGTGGGTTATACCTTGCTCATCAACGAGGTCATCCAAATCTACTTTTGCCGTGATTTTTGATATACGAGAGATGATACTCTGCCAAGCAGACCCAATAACTTCTGGTGCTTGTCGAGTCTTTTCCTCAGAAATAGTAATTAGACCAATTAGTTTATCAAGCCCTACCCCTGCTTGTCCAGCAGAACTAGCAACTTTCTGTAATGCCGTAGAGATTTCACCTGTGCTGGCAGCGTAGGAAAGGTCTACTTGCACAAGTTTATCTACGATTTTGCTTGTATCATCTACAGCTACATTATAGGATTTTGTGATTGCAGTGAGTTGGTCAGTCGCCTCGCTTGCGTCCAATTGACCAACAACAGCCAACGTAGTTGACTGTTTTAGCATCTCCATTGCTTCTTGAGCATTATAACCCTGTCTTAGCCAACTATCCGCGCCTTCTGCAACTGTGGTCGTAGTAGTACCAAGTTGCTTTGCTAGTTTAGTATAACTATCAGCCAATGCCACAGTATCTTCATAGCTACCCATTGTAACCATACGAACTTGTGTCATGGCTTGGTTCATATCATAAATTGCAGATGTAAATTCGCTAGTGATTTTGTTGATGGCTTCCATAGCCACCTGATATTTAATAAAATTTTCTACACTAGACTGAATTGATTGCGATAGGGAATTTTGTGCAGTATCAGTTTTTGCTAAACTGCCATTGGCATTATCCAACGCTGTTTTAACCTTATTGGAGCTGTCAGCCATTGAATTTTGTTGTGCTACAAGTTTTGTTGTACCGTCAGAACTTGTTACAACCTGAACACCATACTGTGAGAGGGTATTTGTTAGCTGCTGTAAAGCATTTTTAGCATCAGTATAAGCCTGAGTATTTTGTTGACCTTTATCTTCTAATTGCTTTACGGTCTGATACTGTTTCGCGTACTGTTTAATAGCATTAACGAGTTCATTTTCTTGTTTTACAGCATCAGATTTTTTTTGATAGAGTTGTTCTTCTTGTGCTAGTTCCTGTTTCTTAAATTTTATATTATTTTGAGAACCATTATATTGAATTGTGTATACCTGTTCTTCGCCTTTTGCAATATTTAAAAGCTCTGTATAATAGTTCTCTTGAATTTTGTTGCCACTATTCTGAGCATCAATAATTTTTAGTCGGTAATTATATTGTTCTTCGATACTTTTTATAATATTTTGTTCAAGTTGATTTTGCTCTTTGGTTTGCTCTGCGCCAGAATATGTAGCGGTAGAAGTTCTTAGCTGTTCAAACTCTTTTCTTATGTTGATTACTTCTTGAATATTTTTGGCAGCTTTTAGGCTTTCTGCTTCTGCTACATCTATTGCGTCTTTTAAATTTTGCTTTAGCGTTACAGTTGTTCCGCTTACATCCTTAAAAGACGATGTAATATATTCGCCAGTTCTTTTTACACTGCCACCTAAACTTTCAACTAGTTTTGTGACTTCATTGATATCATCTTTTTTGAAATTTTTCGGGAAAGAAAAACCCTTCCCCATGACTTCGCTAATCTGATTTGATATCTTTTCTGCTATCTGCTTGACTTCTTCTTCAAGATATTTTCCGCTGTCAGTGACACCTTTGGTATCAAATTCAGGTGTAATTAGAAAACTAAAAATATCACTTTGAGATTGCGCCATTTACCCACCTCCTTATTTCTTATGTCTCTTTGTATCTTTGCTAACAGAAAGACCGCCAGCAACACGGTGTTTGATAGTGGTATCTTTGAAGTATTTCTTCATATAAGCCGCAATTTCTTGTCTTGCTCTACCAGTAAGAAGTTGAGAAAGTTCTTCGTTAACACCCTCGCCAATTCCGTCTGTTCTAGGATTACCATAAGGAGAGTTCCAAGTACCATCCATTATATAATCATACAATCCTTCTGTAAATTTCTTATTATCAAAGCCATTGTGAGCATCAAATTGTGGAGTTTGACCGGGGCTATACGGACGAATGACACGTTTGAGTTTATCCCAATCGCAGTAAATTCTAATTTGATTAGGCATACCGTGTTTATCAATGATAGTATAACTAATAGTTGCTAAAAAACCGCCTTGTTCTGCCAATCTCTCATAATAAGGAGACTCAGAAGTTTTATCGTAAAAATACTTTTTTATATATTCCTTAATTTTTTTGACCCCTTCTTGAGCGATAGCCATTAAAATATTTCTAGCTTCTCTTTCGTAGGATTCATAAAAACCATTTTGGATTCTTTTTATTTTTACGCCAATCGCATCTTGCAGTCTCCTATTATCAACTGTTTGTTTTGCCATTTGAATCACCGTCCGGCTTAGAATATTTCTCCTTCATTTTCTTATTAGCATCTTCCATAGCGGACTTACGCATACCGTCCATTAGTTCCTTAACAGCAGGGTTTGAGTATGCCATTACATCTTCTATGAAGTCTTTATTCTTCTTAGTATTTAGCTTCTTAAATACCTTATCAAGAGCATCAATCTTATCCTGAGTAATATTATTGTCAATAGCACCCTTAATAATATTCATAGTATTAATTTCATTAATACCAGAAGCCTTTTCAAAAGCACTCATAAATTTAACATAATCATTACCAATAGCCAGTTTTAGATAACGGTCAAATTCAGTTTCAACCATAATATCATAATAATCAGGAGACTTATCCTCCTTTGCCACTTCAATATCGGTATATTTAAGAAGAATATCAAACAAGACGTGCATATCATAACGCATAAATACAAGTTCAATATCTAGTTTATTGTTTAAAATCTCAGCAATTTCTTCTGAGAAAATTTCATTAATCTTATGGATATAAGCATACTTATTACCAATAGAAATATAATTAGTAATATTGATATTCTCAAAGAGCCAACTATCAAGAGCCTCTTTGTCAATTAACTTGTTTTGAAGCTGCTTTAGCTTATCAATAACAGTCTTTAGTGTCATAATTTCAACTCCTTTAATCCTTAAATATCGCTCAGGCTACCAGTTTTGATATCTTGTTTGATACCATTTTTATCAAAATAATCACCGAGAGAATCTGCAACATCCAAGTCGCAATAAGTAGATGTGAGGTCTCCCGACCAGCCTACCAATGCGACGACAACATCATTAGGTAGTTTTGCTTCCTTCATCATAGTAACATATCTATGTCTACAGCAGTGACTATAGAAATCAACACCCATAAAACTTGAGATAGTTCTACAAATACTATCTGCCGTTGAAATAGTTGCCTGACGATAAGTACCATCATCGTTCTTCACGATGAATAACCATTCGCTTTCAATGTTATTTTCTTTACGATATTTCATCCAAAGGTCATAGTATGGCTTAAACTGTTTAATAAATGTAAACTTGTTAAGTAATTTACCTTGTTTACCACGACCCTTAGTACGAATTTGTTCTGGTGTCTTATACATACAGCCATAAACAATATCTTTATCAGTAAACCAATCTGCCTTAAATTGGACTAGCTCTGCCTTTCTTGCGCCGCAGTTCACAGCAAGAGCAAGATAACAAGCCGCCTGATACCGTTTAGCGGCAACCAATTTATCAAGACAATCCTGAATCTGCTCTTCGCTCATAACTGTTTTTTCACGAACTAACTGCTTTACAGGAGTTTCCAGCTTAACAACAATATTTCTAAAATCAGGAAACTCATCATCAAGAACATTTTCAATATAATCTGACATAGAAGATAGAGATGATTTAATAGTAGAGATTCTATTACTAGACCATCCCATTTCTGTAATTGCATAATTAAAGAAACTAACAAGTTGCCGCTTCTTCAAATCCACAAAGAACGTATCTTTATTATGCAAATAATTCCAACAGAAGAACAGACGAATCATTTGTTCATATTGATAAATCGTCTGTGGAGAACGACCGCCAGTAGTCTTATATGCAAGATAATCTTTCAATAAGTTTTTATTGTCTTCATTAACCTTTGACCAAATTTCTTCTGTATAAATTCTATTATATACAGTTCTTCTTCCCAATTTTACTCACTTCCAATCTTATCTAATAACTTTGCTACATCGTAGCTATAATATTTTTTCTTCAATTTTCTATCTATTTGAACAGCACCATACGCAATACAGTCCTGAATATTTATTGAAACCTTAGTTGATTCTTCTTTAAATTTATTAAAATCTTTAATACTCAAGAAATAAGTTCCATCATTTCTAAAATCTAACACAAAACCACATATACAATTACAATACTTATTATACTCAGTAAGAGCTTGAATTTGATGCCAATGAATTTCTCGTTTAATAGGATTTTCTTTCGTTGGTTTCTCACGTTCAAAAGAAAAACTTTTCTTGTCTGTTGATTTTAGTTCCAGACAATACATACAAGGAGTTTTGAACAAGATAAAGTCAAATGGAGATTTCATAGAGAATCTTGTTGACCTACTATCTTGTCCAAAACCACTTGCGCTATCATGCAGTCTAATTACTGCTACATCTTTTGGAATGCTCTCTTTGAACTTCTGTTCAAAAATCTTTCCAACATTCATCAATGTTAATCTCCGGATTCTTGCCATTTTCTGTAAAGAAGTATTCATTACGACTACTCTTAACAACATTATTCAACATTAAATCCCAGTATGGAACCCCATCTGGAATAATAGTTCTTGACAGGTAATAGTTAATTGTGCTATACTTTTCAAGACGATACATGGGGTCAGGCAGATTAAAACAATATTGTTCATAAACAATAATAAAGCGCAGCATGATATTCTTGTTAAATTGTAGATATTCTACAATAGTATCGTCTGCGAATGTTAGTGTGAAACTATTTTCTTGATTATCAACACAATGATACAATGATTTTACATTAATCATTGTAGAATCAAATACACCAATTAGCCGCTCGTGTGTAACATCTTTAATATAAAGTTTGAAACATTTCTCCATTTTTTATCCCTTTCAATCCAAAAGTCTGTAAACAACCACAACCCACCCTTAAAAATCCCCGTGTTTACAGCACTTTATTTAGCAATAAAATTTCACTTTCATTGTCATACATCTAAAAATGAAAATGAGTTAAAAATCCATAAATATACGGATAAATAACTCATTTTCGAGTATTCTACAATTTAAGGTTTAATTTCATGCTTTGGCTTCTCTGTCTCAGCCTTCTTCTGGGTAGAAGTGCGACCAGAAGCCTTAGTCTTTTTCTCGTTTAGTCCAGACACATACTTGTTGATGTTTTTCATCTCATCGCAAGGAACAACAAAGTATCTGAAATCATCTGGAGTACGAGTAACTCCATCATGACAGTCAAACTTGCCAAGCTCTAGGTCATAACCTACAATATCAACAAAGATATCAGAGTTTGCGAGTTTGCCTCTTAGTAAAGTCTCCATTTCTTCTCCTTCAATAATTATTGGTTGGAAGCTCCCATTGTCCATTACGCTTCTGTGAAAGCAATCCTCAGAACAATAGGAGTTTTTATATGAACCAACAGAAACGCAAGACAGACAAACATAATAAGAGCGTCCGCAATAAGCGCAAATTCTATTACGTTTCATTTTTATCCTTTTAATTTAGCAGAAAATCACTTATTAAAAGCGTCCCCAACTTTACCCTTCTGATTGTCTAGCTCTTCAACAGCGCCTTCAATCAGAGCGTCAATAATAGCATTATCCTCAATACCAACCTTTGCAAGCATATCCTTTACCCACTGCTTCTTTGTTTCCTTTGGAATCTGGTTAGTAGCAGCCATCTTTTCAGCCGCATTTACAAAGTAACGAACAACCTGATATAGGCCAACCTGCTTTAGCCAAGGAGTTACAGCAGGAATAATAGCCTTGCAAAGTAGTGCAAAACTACCCGCAATAACAATACGAACCAAATTAACGATAATAGGAGTCATAGCTTCCATCATAATAAATTCCCCTTCCTATATTTCATTTACTGTACGACCACTGTATCATGGTGGCCGTCGCCATAAGTAACTTTAAGTGTATTTTCTCCGGATAATTCAATTTTTGTAACATAAGTAGATGCTATATGCTGTCCATTAGAATCACGATTTGCCCTTTCAGCCATCGTATCACTTCCGGTTATAATAGCTGTATATTGTGCATTATGAATTTCATTTCCAGCATCAGAAATTGATTTATAACATTCTACAGAACCTTTTTTAGAATCTTCTGTAGTATTGTCCACTTCCTCAGATTCAACGAGAACCCATGTTCTCTTGATAAACCCACGAGATTCAGACGCAAAAGCTCTAATTGTAGTAGATGCGTAAGGAGATTCAATCTTTACAAACACATCTGCGTATGTTGCATTAATAGTGTCATCAACCGCAATTTGAACGAAGTCTGTAGAGAGATTGTTTCTTGCAAGCCATTTTACTTCAACGCCAGACCTAGCGCCAGTACCATTAGTTCTCATCGCAATTCTACAAATGCCAAAGCCTCCACCAAGATACCCCTGAGAAATGTATAGAGTTGTTGACCAATCTTTATAATTCTCCGATGTTAGGTCAATTCTTGCAATACGATGATATGGGTAGTTATTTTGATTGCCAACTTTTGCATTACAGGCGTAAAAACCTACTTTTGCCTCAGAATCATTACTTCCATCATATTTGTAATTTAACATGATGTCCGTGCCGCCGTTTACGGTTCTTTCTTGTGACAATTTTAATGCTGATGTTGCCGTATTGGCGTTTCCACTAAAACCATCTTTATTAATCACAAAATGTTTGTCATCTAAGTCAATACTTAGTTCGTGTGAACCTGTCTTGCTATACATAACTACGCCATTATCGTGACCACCATCAAAATGGATTTTATTTTCCTGATATAACATATTGGTACGGGGTCCCATTCATATAGCCAGAGCTAATGGCACTTGTCATTTCGGGGGTTCCGTTTTTGGTACTATAAATTGTAAGTCCACCATAAGGAGAACCAGAGCCATCCTCGTTTACAAGTTCGACAGACACATTATTGTGCCTATTTTCTAAAGATATATAGCTCGGATTTGCAACGAAATAGGTAGAACCATTTGTGCTGAACTGTATATTTTTATCACTATAAATATCTAGGTTATTATTTGAGTTTTGACTAAATTTAGATACATTGGAATTTTTCTTGAGATACAATGAGCTATTATCTAATGTTGTATCACCTGTCAGAGTACCACCAGATAAGGAAAGATACTCTTTTTGTGCATCAATTTTTCGGAGGTATAGAGAATCGGCAAGATAAACATATATTTTTGCCAAACCTACGTTTATTTTCTTACTTACATCATAAGCCATAAAATCCTCCTTTCATAAAATTTTAAATATAAAAAATGTAGGCGACGTATTGACGTTGCCTACATTTAATTGTAAAAAAATTACTCTTCGTCGGTATCAATAATAATAGAATACAGGTCGTCAGATTCACAACCAGCAACAAACTCCATAGAGATATTGTGTACGGCAGGGTCTCCGTCAGCAGTTAAGTCCCAAGTCCAGTTGCCATCAATCTGAACCATACCATGAACGATGCAGGGATACAGGCTACCGTCGCAAATATCTGCAACTAGACCATAAGCAGTTACTAGTGCAGTATCAGGCATTGTATTGGTCTTGATATTAATACGCTGTGCTTTGGCATTAGACTTAACAGTATATGCCATAGATAGCTTAGTACAACCAAGAGTATCAATCATTTCTGTTACATCATCTTCTTGTAGAGTAATCTTAGCTTTTTTAGCTTGGCTGGAAGTAACTTCTGGGGTGTAGCTAAACTTACCAGAAGAAGCTGCGCTATCTTCTGTAAGAACCTTTACATAGTCACCATCCTTTTGAGTGCCATAAATAGTACCGATATACAGAGTCGCGCCGGTCTTTTTTACCGCTGGCAGCGTCAGCTCGTACTCAGTAGTGCTTTTCTTTAGGTCAATCTGAACATACTTAGTATAAGTGGTCTCGCCCATAACAACGTCAGTACCATTCTGTGCTGCAAGCACATCAGTATTCCAAGTTGCACTTTCAATATTAAAGGTAGCGTGCTTTGAGTGCCCAAAGCCACGACCGATATAGGAGTTACCCCTGCCGCCACTAGGGTACACCATCTCTTGTGTATTCTCAATGCTAGAAGTCTTGCAATGCTTTAAGTATCCAATGATGCTTTCATCAGATGGCTTCTGCATTAGAATTTCATACACCTGTTGAATAACAAAGTTCTTAGGTGTTCCTTTTGCCATAACTATTTCCTCCTTAAATAATTAACTTTCATTATTTATAATAGAAGACCAATGAATTTTATTTATATCAATCGGGGTTTTCTTTGTATCAATACACCCGGAGTGTAAAGCATCCATTGTATTTCTATAATTGTCAGCTTGAATATATCTGAAATACGAATCGTAAATCACATATATTGGTTTGCTGAAAAGTTCTTCGTATGAAAATATTTTAAAAGTTACGAGACAAGATAATATACATTGAAAATCTTCTTGTTCTTTATCTCTGCTTTTATTTTTTCTTGCCTCGTACTCTCTTTCTTCATAGTTCCTTTGTAAGATTATTTTTTTTGCTTTTTTGGTTGCACCTTTAAGAAATTCATATTTAGGATGAATCCAATTTACATCTTTTAAATATTCTACCAATATATGATAAGTCTGTTCGTTAAATTTAACAGAATCAGACTCTATATATAACTTATCATTTTCACATTTAACGCTCAAAAGGAATATTTGTGTGTTTCCTCCAATGGTTCTGCCTAGTACAATCCACTTACCATCCAAATTTAAAAAGTAATTAAGCGCATTAGACATATCATTATTGATAACGATACACTCTTCGTCCTTTTCTGATACAAGTTCACCATCTCTAATAAAAACATTATTTGATGTGCTGTCTGCCAGACATTCTTGAATGAAAAACTCGTACTCGCTTTTGATATCTTCATACCATATCTTATTTTCCACCCATAAGATATCAGCAATATCTTTTGACTGCGTAATAATAAGAGTCAAATTTTTCATATATTCACTATAAACATCTTTTTCTCCGACGTCGCTAAATAATTTATTAACCTTTGGGTGTTCTACATATACGTTTTCTGCTAATTTTAGCGGTCTCCCGCTATACAACTGTAAAGCGTTCAATTTTTCAAGGTAAATTTAGGTAATAGATTTGTAGAACCTCCATCACAACCAATTGTGCTGTTTAGTGTTAGTTGATATTGAAGCTGCACCCCATTAAAATAACCATTGTAATAACGACGTTGAAACCCTATTAGGCTCATACGTCCGGGAGAAAAGTCTTCCAACCTTTTGTCATTAATGATTGCATCAATTTCATGCACGATATCGTAAAGACGATAAGCTATCGGATAGTCGGGATTATCAGACAGAATAACGCTTTGCTCATCGTGAACTACCACATCAACACACACAATAACTTTTTTATACTGTGCAACCTCTGTGGTGTACCCACCATTAAGTGTTACAGTTAAATATGTTTTTTGGTCTAATTTTGCGTCGGGAATATGCTCTAGTGGATAAATATGAACGTCTGTGCATTTATCTAGGTCTTGCCCCATATAAACAAGATTATTTACCCCACCAATTCTATCAATCTCTTCGTCAAAAGATTTATCAAGATAAGGAGAGGTATTTCTCTTGTAACAAGTCAACAATCTAACTAAACGTTCACTTCTTAGAAGCCTGTTATAAATAACTGCGAAAACGATAGGGCTAAGCTCTTCGTAATACAATTATACAACACCTCCTAATTTAATATTAAACGTTTTTATTAGTATACCGTCTTGGTAACAATTCACAATAAGCGGATTTGTACTTTGATGATAGTTTTTGATTTTGAAACTGTTATTTGTAAATGTGAAAGAATAATAATCTTTAGACACTGTTTTATCCTTGTTGCACTCAAACGTATAGTTATCGCCATCAAGAACAAATGTTTTCGAGCCATTTAAAAGAATGGTAAATTCTTCCGGCTCCTTTGGCTCTTTATCGTCATTAGCCAAGTCATTCTTTGGATTGTCTGCGACATTGTAATTTTCAAAGTCTGCATAGAATTTTAACAAGCCCGGATTATCTTGGAACGTATTCATATTTAAGAAATTGACAAACTGTCTAATCTTATATGTTACACCATTTAACATAAAACGAGTATTAATTCTGTACTGACTTGTCCAATCGTTATACTGGCAAACAACTTCAATTTTATCTTTGGGTACGTCAATAACTTCCGATGTGGAAATTTGGTCTTCAATAATTTTATACTCAATATAGCATGGCTCACGATGGATTGTTTTCTCGTCCTCTGCTAGAGTATTGATTGTATTATTACAACGTCTAACATAAGCACTAGATGAACTCTTGCGAATGTTATCCCTTGAGTAAATTATCCAGATATTATCATCAAAGAAATATCTCTGTCCTAGCTTTGGCCTATAATCTAAATCTTTATAAATTAATTTCTTATAGTCATCGTTTACACGCTGCCCGGTTTTAGCATCAACAAGTGATGTAATTCTGATATCTATTTTATTAAATAGTTCATCTCTTTTTTCTTCGTCTGTTGTAATTGTTTCAAGACCATTAGAACCAAACTCTTTCTCTTCCCATACGTCGTCCCACCAAGTAGACGCATTTTCAAAGACCTTATCAACCGTATCTTGAAGCTGATTTCTCCATCTTTGAGCAGGGTGCTTATTAACATTCATAAAAGTATCATAGTATGACATATATATCACCTAGCCTTTTTGACCAGAGAGATACAATGGAACACTAATTGTTTAACCTCTGAATGTTCAATGGGTACTTGCGAACCCTCAAGAATACTAACAATAGAAAGGAAATTCACAATACCGAACATATTGTACAATCCATTAAATTCCCTTGTTAACCTCTTGATGTAAGCAGTATACCCAGAATAATCATCTACAGCTTCGCAATCCTCAAAAATTCCAAGAATTGCAAATAATTTATTGATTACAGATTGTTTATACTCTTGAATTTCTTTGTCAGAAAAATTAATTCCATTAAAGTCCATAGTTTCCCACCGCCCACTCAGCAAATGGGGTATTTTTCAGGCCGTAATTAATAATTTTTTGATTTGTTTTCTCACGCCATCTGTCAGCATAATTTGCTTTTTCTTTTAAATTATTAGAAGCGGATTCACGCTTGAAGTCAGTATCTTGCAAACCACCAAGTTGAGTAGTATCAGAAATTATAAAATCAAGCCAACATTGAACCATTAAATCTGAAAGAATAGTCTTTTCTGTTAATGTCAATGTGTCGTTAAATTCATATTCTCCTAATTCATTTTGATGATATTGTTCAATATCTTTTTGACAATTTATAAAAAGAGGAATAGCTCTTAGTAAGAAGCACATAAGCAAATCATCGGCTGCTTCTGGATTATCATTAAATAGTCGTTTTAGCTCATAATCTTGTAATGAAATTAAAAATAGTTTATAAATCTCATTAAAGTTAGTTCCAGAAGGTTGTGTTTGCTCTGGTGGAGCGTCTGGCTCTTCAATAGGTTTATTTTCTGTTTCATTATCAAACAAACTAATATTGTTCAATCCCATTCACCGCCTTTCTTATTTAAAATAATTTAAGCAAGTGAGCGAATAGACTCTGCACGCTTACTAATATCTACGGAACACAACTTATTAATCAAATTGACCTTATTGTAGTCTACGTTCTTGCCATCAACAATTTGATGAGCAACGCGATTTGCTACTAGGCTTTTCTGATAATCACTTGCGTTCTCAATTAGAGTTTTCACTTTATCATCGGAATAACTGCAAATATTTTCAATATCCTTATACTTAATAATATTATTATAAGCATAAGTCATACCAAGAAAATAAACAGCACTTGCATCCTCAATTTCAAAGTATCCTTCTTCCGCAAACTTGTGATTCATATTCACAATTTGAATCAGGTCACGATATAGCACACGATTTTCGTCACCGTACTTATTAAAAGTAACAAAGCGTCTATCACCATAAGTAAGATTAAGAGTCCCATTAAACAGACTGCGAACACGAATGCTCTTTCCGTCCTCTGGTTCTGTATAATCTTCTTCGGATGAGTTATCCTCGTGTACAACTGCAACAGATTCATTTTGAGCAGAGGAAGTAGAAAAACCGCGTAGTGCAGCAAGAATCTCGCCAAGTGTACCCTGCATTTCTGACATACCCTTTTCAAGGTTTTCAATTCTCTGTGTATTAGTTGCCATTTTATACCCCTTTTAATCCAAAAATAATATAAACTCTACTCCCTCAGGAGTAGAGCAATTATTTAAAATTTAACAATCAATTAGCTGACAGTGATAACACCAGCAATAGCGTTGGTGATGACACCGATACCCCAGCTCTTATTGATAGTAGTATTGGTGGTCAGGTCTGCATCTGCATTGCTATCAACAGTGTTAGAGGTAGTAGCACCCTCTAGGCACAGCTTGACAGGCTTCTGAGCAGAGGGGCTGATGACATAAATCTTATCATCAGGCAGAGCCAGCTTGTACTGGTCAGCAGCAGCATAATCGGCATACTGAGGCATGACCATTACATCAGTACCATAAATGTTGGAGATATAGCCAACACGAACGTAATCGGAGTCAACCATCATACGCAGATTAGCAGACTGGGGTAGTAGGTCATGAACAGCGCTCATAGTACCCATTAGAATAGCGGGGGCACGGTTATAAGCAGAAACAGTCTGAATTAGCTTAATAACGCTCTTGTCCGCTAGACCAGCAACGTGTAGAGCCTCTGCGCCATTATCCTTAACATCATCCATGGCGGCAGCAAATGCTAGAGCAATTTCCTTGGTTAGTTCTGCTTCCATAGACAGAACAGCCTTCATCAGGAAACGAGCAATAGACTCCTTGCCACACAAAGCCTTATACTTATTGGAAGCAACAGAAATATTGTGATTGAATGGGATGATAGAACGCTGACCAATATCTTCACGCTGGAACTCAGTATTACGCTGATTCCGACCAGCCTTGGAGACAATAAATAGGTCGTTAGATTCAACATCGAACTTGAAGCTCTCACCAATAGCGCCATTACGCATTTCAGTATAAACACTGGTAGTACGGTCTACAAAGTCAGGTAGAACCATGTCAATAGCTGCATTAACTACAGCCATGTAAGCCCACTGGAAAGTGGGATTCTTAGCCATCATCTCAATGGAAGCAAAAGAATTGTTAAAATCTAGGCCAGATAGCTTCTTAACTTCTGCCATCAGTAGGTCATTAATCTTCTTCTCCTTCTCTGCGAAAGAGATAGAGGTATCAACATATCCATCATACTGACCACGCTGCTTTGCATAGTCATTAAAATAATCCTTAATCTTTACTTCGGCAGTCATATCGCCGGAGAAAGCTAGAGTCTTCTCATTCATAGTATTATTCTCCTTTTCTTAAAATATCATCAAGCTACACAGACAACAAACTTGTAAGCGGTAACTGCCTTCTTAACTAGGTTGCCATCGCCAATGTGAGCGGTAGTAGCACCCAGTGCCTTTAGATACATACCAGCAGTAGGAGCGGTAGCCTCAGACCGTGCCTTTAGGGTGAACTTAGTAGCATCAGGAATTAGAAACTTTGCAGTAGCCATTGCAGTTGCATTAGCTGTGCTAGGAACAATAGTAAGAACATCGTCTTCAATTAGCTTGAAAGCATCAATAGGATGACCCTTGATATTTACGAAGTCGCGGATATTGTTATCAATACCCTTTAGCTCAGTGCCATCGGGTAGAGTAGTAATAACGACTTCGGGGCTAGATGCCATCCATAGATTCTTTGCGTCTTCGGCAGGCTTGCCAGCCTTCCAAACAATCTTGCTATCAGCATCGGTAGAATACTCACTTAGAGCAAAAACTGCACCGTTGGGTACATCCTCTTCGCATACGACAGTACGGTTCCAGTTATCAACATTTAGAGCCGCATAGCCGTTCTTAATTAAAACATCATACATAGTAAAATTTCCTCCTAAAATTAATAATTTTTAATTGTCCCAAATGGAACCAGTAGATTTCTTCTTCTCTCCATAAGGTAGACCAATCTTGTGAATGTTGCCAGAGGGAGCACCAACTCGGTCAAACTCTGCGGCTTTTACCATGTTACTCCATGCGGCTACACTATCATATTCGCTAAATTTAGCGATATAAGCATTACGTTCATCCTCAGACATTTCAACACCCTTTTCAGAGATTTCGTCTAGGACTTCACACATCTTAACCATATTAGCTTCTTGCTTTTCTTTTTCTTCTGCTGCAAACTTAAAAGCCCTTAGTTCATCATAATCAGACATGGCTTCAAATTTAGCCATATATGCTTCGTTATCCTTTTTCAACTTTTCATTTTCAGCGGTTAGATTAGAAATTTCAGACATAGCTTCTTCAAGAGACATATTTTCCTTATTGTCATCATCGTCCTTGTCAGACTCATCATGACGCTCATCGGAATCATCATCTTTATCGTCTTCATCGTCAGCCATTTTCTTGTCACTGCCCATTTCAGTTTCGCAAGATTCTGTGATGGTTTCGGTTTCGCAAGCCTCTTCAACCTTTTCCTTGGTCTTTTCTTCGGTTGCTTCCGCTTCCTCCACCTTAGTCTCATCTTCCTTCTTGGTTTCAGCAACTTCGGCTTCTGTTACTTTCTTCTCTTCTTCCACGTTTTCACCCTCGTCCTGTTTATAATCTTCTGCAAAATACTGATTGAACTCATCTTGCGAGAAACCAAATTCTGCAAAATTTTGTGTATCCAAACCAAGCTCACGATAGTGTTTCAGCAAGTGGGACTTCACGTCTCCTTTAACAATACCCTGCTGTGCAGCCCTAGAAAATGCGGACTGCAAGCCATCTTTATGAACGATAAGTTTACCATCACGAACAACGTGATGTGGATATTTGAATTTCGTAACTTCATATTCATTGTCAGAGAAATCACCAATTAAATATGCTTCTTTTAGCAAAGACTTTGCATTAGACGCTTCTGTAATTGGTTTAAATAGCTTCTGACCGGGATTAGACCACTCGCCACTTGTTGCGGCTTCCTTAGAATTATCAATAGAAATTTTGTCAGCAAAATTTTCTTTAATATAATTTTCTTTGTCCTCAGAGAATTTCATAAGCTGAACATTGCTTCCTTTACAAGCCTCTGCAACTTGGTCTGACAAAATAGTAATAGCTTGATATTTCCAGCTATAAATATCTGGCTTATCAAATGGGCCATTATCTTGATAATCAGTAGTGGTCATTTCAACAGATACTTTCTTTCTATCATTAGAACTATGAATAATATCAACAATATTTTTAGAATAGTTTTTCCAAATAAGAGCTTTAATAGTCAAGAAATTCTTGTCTCGCTCTTCATCATATTCAAAGGTGACAGGGTTGTTTTCAGAGTAAACAAACCCGACCGGGATTTCTGCCTTAGAGTGAGTACCAATACCGTCGTCATTCCAATCAGTAAACTCAACTACAACAGGAACATTATAAATAGTATTAGCAGTCATTTTAAGAGAATCAAAAGAAATTGGCTGAGTATGACTATTCTCTTTTTCTGCAAATGCACGAATCTTAGTGATAGCAAATCTATCATCATCTTCAATAACATTTACGTCGTCAATACCAAATGTAAAATATAAACTTTTATTCTCCAATCTCATGTCACCTCCATTCAATTAAAATTTAACATATATTATTACTCCATTAGGCCAGCCTTAATCATGTCGTCCACTAGAGAATTGTAAGCGCTCTTTAGAGTAGCAATTGTAACATTACCGTCTAGCTTATCGTGGTGCGCAATCTTAGGCGCATCAATTACATTAGTGACGTTCTGCACATTGGTAGCAGAACCGCCACACTCATCAATAGCGTCAGAAATAGCCTGACCGACATTTAGAGACTGAGTTAGACCATTAGAGCTATTTAGAGCCTTAATCACTTCTTTAGATAGTGCCAATTATATCACCTCGGTTACTCATCAAATTCTTGTTTGAGTTCATTAGAACCCCTAGCCCAACTTGCCTCCGTAGACTCAGAATCACTTTCAGGTTTTGGTGGTCTTCCAACGCTACCTTTAGTAAGAGGATTCTCTGGTAGTTTTGTTGTCGTGCTAGTACCAGTTCTAGTTTGCACAGGTGGGGTTAGATATTGATTTAGAGGGATAACCATCCCCTTAACATCAAAACAATTCTTAGAAATTTGTAAGTGCCTTGTATACTCGAATACATTCATATCATTGCAACGAGCGGCAAGCTGCATATCTACAAATCCTATCTTAGAAAAATCATTGAATAGCGTTTTACGCTCTGCCTTTTGGTCAGGGACATTTTCATCATGGAAACGAACTTTGAATTTATATTTTTCGGTCATTCTATTAATAAAAAATTCCATAAAATTAGCAAACATAGGATAAAGCGCTTCAATAGTGTTGTTATCAATCTGAGAAGCTAGTTTAGACTGATGGCTATTTAGCTTTTCAGTTCCGAACAGAGCTTCACTAGAAGCAACACTTTGTTTAACAACAGAGCTTGCATAGTCAACATCGGAATTGGTGTTTGAAACACTAAAGTCTACAGCCTTAACATCGTCGGTGGGTAGCACAGCTAAACCAATCTGGCTATTCAGCCCTTTACGAGCAACGCCTAGGAATTTGCCAATCATCTCAGGTGTCATGTTGATAGAGTTGGCAACCTGACCACTCTTCTGCTCTTTATTGAATCCAAGGATACCAACTAGAATCTTAGAAGCATCAATAAAGTATTTATCCTGTTGCAGACCTCTAACAACAGGCTGGAAACTAGCATTACCAAGAATGCCCGAATAATAAGGTAAAATAGTTGCTAGTTCTGGGTCGAGCTTAAAACACCAGAACCCATTTTCAGGAGAAGTCTGTTGCCAATAATTAAAACCAGTGTTTCTTGATTGTAAACGTCTTGCAGGGTCATAAGGTTTAGTAAAATTCTTCTGGATACGATTTAACATACGCTTAAAGATTGGTGGATACATATCTATATCAACACCATCCATGTTAATAAACCAGTTCATATCAAAGTCAAACAGGTATCCATAATCAAAACGACCTGTAATTTTACAAAACTGCTTCGGGAGTTCTTGTAGAGTATATTTATCACCCTCGTCACGAAGAACATCAAATACTGCGCCCTGTCTAAAAATCTGACGAAGAGCAGTCGCAAACTCTGTGCGATAATCGAACTTGTTACAAAACTCATCTACTTTGGCTAAATCTTTCTTAAATTCTTTGGACTTTAGCTCAGATTCTTTCGTAACATTGATTGGGTCAAAAGTTAAGTTAAATGCCGCCAGATTTGGCAAATATTGCGTTAGACGCTTAAAGGACATATTTGTAATCTCAAGCGTCTGTGCATAATTAGAAAGAATTTCCTCTGAATCCTTCGCGTTCTTTAAAGCCTTTTCAATATCTGCTACGGTAGTATCAACTTGTGTTAAGTTAATGTCTTTTAGCCTTCTATTAATAGTATCTGGCGTGTTATAATCAGCGCCGCCACTATAATAGCTACGATTATAAGAATCGGAGAAATTCATAAAATAATCATACGCATTTAGGACATCATTAACCTGTTTTTCAGACAGTGTTTCTTGGTCAACTTTCTTTTTTCTTGGCAAACATCTCACCTCGCTTTCTTAAATAATTATCCAAAGAATGTCCAGTCTAATAGACTGTTGGTTTCTTGTTTATTAATGTATTGGTCTTCTAATAGCTTGGCGTACCAAAGACCATAAGCCAAAGACATAACACGGTCTTTACGATTCCCAGCTTTTTCCTTTAGGTTGATATAGCCCTGAGTAACCACCTGTTCCAAACTAATTGCCTCATCAACAAGCCGATTAGTTTGTACATAAGGATTCATAAGACGTTTCTTCAAATCCTCATCTTCAATCTTATAATACTGATAGTTTTTTATCATATAATCAAGACCCTCTTGGCTATCAACAAGTAGATTAACTCGCCCATCAGTAATCAAATCACGCATATTACTAAACATAGCAGACTTTAACTGGATTGGAGTTTTAACAGAATAAATTACGGGAACTGCATTTCTGTCAATTGTACGGTTGACCATCTTAATATCTTCTGGGTTAACTACTGTCCATGCAGGGTAAGTAACACCACGATTTTCATCGTAGGTTTCTGTAGTGGCATAGTCAAAAATAGAAATACCTCATTTGTTATCTTTAGAGCTTTTTATCTCTAAACTCTAACACTTACAATTCGTATTAGTTCAGCATATCTTTTCATCCTAAATTTAATTAGGAGTTGCGGACTCTTGGAGATGTTATATTCTATAAATAGTTTCAATCTCTATGCGTTGCGTGTGTTATATATATTATTATATAACTTCCACTCTGATTGGCATCCCAGCCTTCCAGTTTTCTTCCGCAATACTTAATTATATATTACTATATAATTGGCGCAAGCATTTCACGCCTTGTGTATCAAGTATCATGTAATCGCATTCAAACTCATAAAATAATTGTTTCATTCTCTTAGTTTGAGCGATTGAGTTTAGACCGTGCATACTATCTGCGTATGGCACAATAATTGTATATCTTCCACTATCAGGAATTAACCTAATAATAAAAAATGCAGTATTGTCGTTCTTGCTAGATTCAATAACAGCAACGTCCATACATAGTAACCTAATTTCATTAGGTAGTTTTTCTTGATAGTAAGGATATTTTTCTCTACAATCTTTATACTGAATATACTCTTCATCAGACATACAGCAGAATGCCTTAGAGTTAGTTCTAACTCTATCCATCATTTTATATGTAAAATAAGAGTTACCAATCCCACGTTCAGGGATACCATTGTATTCAGCCTGTAAAATATTCATATTTTCAAGATTGGATTTAAAAGTATCTTCTACTTTCTTTTTACTAATAAATCCATTCTTTACGCCCAATACATAACCAATGACAGTCGCACAGTAATCTCTGTTCCCATCCGTCATCCAATCAACATAGTCTTCAAAAGTTTTATAAGACCATTCATCTGCTCGTCTGATAGAAGATAGGTAAACCTTTCTTAACTCTTCATGTTTATATTCTTCTGCTCTTTGCGCAGGGGTTAAATCGAGATATCTTGGCTTTCTTGAGTCTGAAAGCATTGGGTCGAAGACACGAGTGATAACTTCTTTTTCTGTACGAACAAATTCGTCAACGATTAGTATGTGAGCGCGAATACCCAAAGCATTTTCACCGTAAGTTGCAGTAAAAATTGTAGAGCCATCTTTGAATGGGATTTGGCATTCATTAACGCCAATTTTTATTTCATCAATCTTGATTTCTTGTTCAAGATTGATGCTCATACGCATATATTCATAAATCTTTTTGACAAATTGTTTACTTTGGGATTTAACAGGACAAACTACAAGGATTTTGAGACCGGGATAAAGAATTGCCATTTGACAACAAAAGTCTAGCGTAAGAGAAGACTTCGCAATTCCGCGACTACCTATAAATATATAGTTCGCAGTATTATTCATTTCCCAAATTAAAACCTTCTGGAAATCATACAGTGGTAAGCCTAGGTATTCAGTTATAAATCTTTGAGGGTTTGCCCTCCAATATCCAACCCACACTTCAAAGTTTTCATTGTATTGTTCTTGGAGCGTAACACGTTTCTTTTTTAATCTTCGGATGACGATTTTGTCTGATTCTGACATTCTTCATCGCCCTCCGTTCCAAGAAGTTGAGCCTTACCGTTTTCAATTATATCAATACTCCAAGGCTCAAACTCTTTCTCAAATCTTTCAACATATTTATTATTTTTACCCAAAGCTCTTGCTGTACAACCAACAAAAGCGTCAAACAGCATCCTATTGTTGTCCACGTCTGACAATTCAGGGTCAACTTTCTTAACGGGTCTAAAGGTCTCAATATCCTCAATGCGCTGACCAACAACTTTAGAATTTTGAACAGCCTTGTTCTGCTTTTCAAGCAAGCCGCCATTATTCATAAGCGATGTTAGAGAGTTTATCATTTTTGTAACATCTTGCCCATTTTCACGAGCTTTATTAATTTGAAGGGTCGTATGGCAGATTTGCTTTACAATAACATCAATATCTTTAGTATCAATTTGACCCAGTTTAGATTCCCAATCCATATATTCATTTTGAAGATATGCTAGGTCATCATTATCGAATCTTCCCCATACACTTTGCAAATATGCTGTACTAAATTCAATATCTTCATAATTGTCGTCGTCATCAAGCTCGCCAGTAACTTTCTTTGGACGTTTAATCTTTGTATAAACATCGTAGTTACTAAGACCTTCGATATTATTTTCGCCTTGAGAATCGTCAAAGCTCGAACCCCAACCATTTTTATCTGCGAATGCAAGATTCTTTAGATAAATTGGTAATAGGTTTTCTTCTCCATTTAGCACAGAGTTTTCATTCTGAGATTCTTTCATAGCTGCCAAATATGCTTGATGAATGTACGGAATATCAATTTTCCTACAAGTAAAATAAATAGCGAGGTTTGTATTGCCATTGTATTTTACCAAGTATCCTTTATAAATAGACTTGACACAATCCTTACAATATGGTATCTTATTAAAGAACTTATGATATTCATCTTTTGTGGCATTGAAATTATTTTGAACTCCACAGCCACAACTAATGCAAATCAGTTTCTTTTTCGTCTCTTCTCCAATTTGCTTTCCTTTTTTAGCAATAGCCATGTAACCACCACCTTAATCCAAACGGATAATATTTATAGATTCATAGGGATTATCAGGAGTGACAATATACATAGTCTGGGAGGGGTGAGAAGTAATACGCAAAGACTTGGCATAATTATCTGTACCACAAAGAGAACCATTCATAAAAACCATAGTCCCATCAACCTCTTTAGACTCCACATGGTGTTTATGCGCAATAAACATTGCATCATAGAACTTATGGGTTAGAAGCGTCATATTCTGAACTATATCATGAATACTATCTTTGTCTCCATGAGAACCTAGATAATTCCAGTTATAAATACTGAATGTTAAAATATCATTATCAAATTCGTTCTCATTAATATGAATATTATGTACATAGCGCAGAGCGGCCTTTAGATACCAGTCAACAAGAAGAGAAAAATTTTCATTTTGCAAGCTGTCATATTTATTAGCCATACAACGAGAATGATTATCAATAACAGAATAATATTCAATATTACAATGTTGAGAAAGTCCATTTAGAAACTCTGCCAAAGCATTAGAAACTTCCATTACCTGTTCAATAACATTCTTACGATTCTCAATCCGAATAGTATTATGAATATATCCAGAAATAGCATCGTTTAGATTAATAACATACAGACTACCAATCTTTTCAGAATAAATCTTCTTAACAACTGCGTCAAAAAGTTTGGTCATGCGCTCATGGAAGATTTCAGGATTGTATTTATTAAGATAATTATCAGTTACCATACCATAATGGAAATCAGATAGGCACAAAATAGCACTCTTCTCAGTTGATGAAAAGTTACTTTTATTATCATTAAACTCCAAATGGTTTTTAATAACATAATCAGAAATATCCTGTTTAAGCATATCAAAACGAGCAATCTTATTAACATCACGGTTGAGAGCCGCTCTATAATCACGCATTTTGACAGTTTTCAATTTAATATCTAGCTCTTTATTCATTAACTCGTCCATTTGTTCAGACGGGTCTTTATTCTTTTGATAATCAACTCCATCAAGGAACGCCATATAATATTTACGATAAGCACTTTCGTCTTTTCTTACGCCAGTTGCTTCAAACATAAGGTCACAAATCTTAGTCCAGCTAATACCATAGATATCTTTATTCATAGCTAAACGCAAACCATATTCCTTATCGGTTTCGTCTTTACATTTAAGTAGACTATCTTCCATGTGTACTCCTTTCACTCCAAATGACTCCTTTAATTCCACGATGACTTTGTTGCCATCGTTACTATCCACAAGCATTTCTACTCATGGATAGTTGCCATAGCAACAAACATTTAAAATCAAAGATACTGTATAATACCGTGGTATTATTCCAACACCTTTAACATTTATCGTCGCTGTTTAACGACCTCTAGTCCCTTCGCCCAGCATCATTTAACGAGAGGTTTTTGGCTTTGCGTTTGCAATTTTCCAAATAATCTTTTCCTTCCAATGTGTCTGATTCTGCTTATAAATACCATTTATAAACTCGTCCACATCTGCAATCTCATTTTCATCTTTTAGTTTCTGTGCCATAGACATTGCCATTGAAAAATCGTACTCATGGTGAGCAAGTTCTTGGTTCGCAAATTCTTTAAATTTAGAGAACGCAGAAGAATCTTCCATGTGGGCCATCATTTTTTGATAATGTTCTGCCATCTCAAGTTCTTCCATAGAATACTTGATTAATTTCTGAATAATAAATTTCGATTCATTTACCGTCATAATAATCACCTATTTGTTAAAAGTGATTCTATAATTTAACAAAATGTATAATATGTGTTTAATTAAAACAACTATTTATAAATTATGCAAGAACGGCATAAATCACTATCTCGGATGTACGACCGTCCGCATAGGTCAATATTATTTTTCCGGATTTAGATTGTGAGATTCCAGTAATACAAGAGGATTTTAGCTCCCTAATAGCATCTCCTGTTACCTTTGAATCTGCTGCTTCTCAGCGTCCGCCTTGTCTTCTGCGTCCAGCGCGTCATAGTACGCCTGCGCAAGGGCTTCAACCTCTGCGATGTCATCTGCGGTCAACAGTCCGTTGTCGTAGTGCATGTATGCTTTATCCAGCCAGAACGCAACATCGCGTCCTGCTGCGATTTCTCGCTTGATGGAGCGCAGGGTCAGGTCATGGCGAGCTTTGCTTTTGATTGCCATAGTCAGTCCTCCTTATGTCGTTGTCATTGATGCCACAGCGTCCTCAAGGTCAGTGATGCGCTTGATGGGGTCTGCTCTGCCGGTCACCGTCACGCTGTCCGCGTCGGTCAAGACTGTGTTCACGCCGCTCAGAGCAGAGATGGGCTGCGCGCCGGTTGCGGTGAAGGGAGTGGGCGTTGCCAGCTTGTAGGCGATTTGAACAGGAGTTCCTGCGGCGTATTGGGCGGCAAGGTAGGACTTAAACGATGCTACGGCACTTGCGTTGTCCGATGCGTCAGATAGCGTGTCTGTCTTGACGCTGTAAATCACATATTTGCTACTATGGTTAAGTGTACTGGCATAGCCAATTCCCTCATTGCGACCTCCCCATACATCAACATTTTTATATGGCATAGTACTGCACAGAAGTTTATTACCATTGAGGTCATAATCATTGATGCCGTAATTATAAAAACCTGTGACAGCTGCGTTGTTTTTATTAACGCCCCACGTTTCCCAATTTCTCGTCCCATCTAGCGTCACCAGCTTCCACGTCTCCTGCCCCTCTCCCGTCACTGCATCCACCGTTCCGCCGTAGATGGTGCGGGGCATGGTCAGGGTGGCGGTTTGACCGGTGTAAGGGGCGTAGGTGGTAGGGGCGGTGGTGCCTTCAACAACTTCAATTTGAAATTTGTAGTTATCAAATTTTGTGCCATCTCGCCAGCATTGCAGCATAAAAACAAGCTCGGTTTCTACCAGTGCAGCATCGCTTGCAATATACACATCAAGGTTTGTGCTGTTTGTATCACCACGGAAGAAATGATTATAATCCGTCGTGAACAGCGTATAGGCAAAAGTAATGCCGTCACCGCTTCCTAAAGAGACACTGCCGCCCACCTTTTTGACATACATGGTGTAGGTTTTTCCCGCGACCCAATGCAGCCGACACGTTCCAATCGTGATATTGCCTTTTCCAGCAAATGTTCCGTTTAACGTGATATTTTTTCTGCGTCTACTGCTATTTTAATGTCTGAAGAGGAATCTTCTGTGCTTAAAAACTCAATGACATTCTCCCCACACCGATTCACCGTCACGCTGTCACGGCCCTTAATGGGGCGAATGTTTTCGGGGCTTGGCGTTCCCGTGCCCTCTTGCGCTGGTTCCCACATCGCTTTCACGCCCAGCGGATAACCCGCTACCGGGTAGCACGTCACGGGGTTTCCGGTCTCCTCCATCGGTGGGCAGAGCATGTCCACGATGTGCTTGCTGCTCCACGGGGCAGAGTCGGTCACGGTGGTGTCATCAATTTGTGGGGCATCTTTTCCGTCTGCACCTGCCGGGCCGGGGTCACCTTTATCGCCTTTGAAGTCGCCGCTTGCAATGCCGTCTTTTAGTTCTTGTAGGGTAGCCGCAGAATCGTCTGCGTTCTTTTTTGAGGCATCTTCGCTTGCTTTTGCATTACTTGCAGACTCACTCGAAGCATTAGCGTTGGACTGAGATAAATTAGAATATTCTTGTGCCTTTGTTTCACTTTCTTTTGCGCTATCTGCGCTATTTTTTGCGTTAGAGGCGTTATTTTGAGATTTTGCAGCATTTTCCGCAGAAGCATTTTTGCTCTCTAAAGCAGACGCCTCGCTTAATGCAGCATTCGTCTCAGATTGTTTTGCTTCATCTGCTGATTTTTTAGCAGACTCCTTTGCTTCAACAGCAGTATCGGAATATTTCTTTACAGTACCAACAAGCTCTTGCCAAGCTGGCGTTCCCGGTTCTGGAATTGTACCGTCACAGGTTCCGCTATTTTTGTTTACATAATAGCGAACGTCTGCACTCGTTACAGTTTTGGCTCCATCGGAACCCTCAAATACAATCCTCCCCTCGCCTTTATAACTAGTAACCAATGCAGGAACTCTAATAACATTGTCTACTAATAAAGAGGTGATTGGCTCTTTAATGTCCGGGATATGCCAAAATGCGCGAATCGTTAAACCATTCCATTCACCAGAAGTTTTTACTTTTATACTGTATACACCACGGTTCTTAGAATATCCAAACTGTAGACCGTTCCCACATTTCTGGAAAGAAATTCTACCATTAGTAAGCAACGTAATTTCTTGTTCTATCACATCGGATACCTCCATTCTTTAAATTTAAGTATTTCTTATTATGTTTTGTTCTCAGGAGGGATAGTTGGTAAACTCATAATTTTTTCACGCACACTTAAAATCATACCATTCCCATGTAATGCCGTGTAGCTCTCAAACATATGTTGAAAACTTTCTAAGTCATTAACAGAAATCCATCCTTTTACCTCATAACAGTTATGATATGTTCTTAACATAGCATCCCGAAGCATATCTCTGTCTGCCTGAGAATTTTGACTTCCTTGCTCTCTTAAAGCCTTTACGTCATCAGAAAGAGAACTTATCTTATCATTTTGAAATGCAATCATTGCATACTGCTCTTCGTTTTGTTTAGCAATTTTATCAATCGCATCCTTGATTTCTCTTCTCTCCTGTTTTTCCTCTTTTAAAGCCCCATCTTTCTTTTCATAGTGCCTTTTCACAAAGAACAAAAGAAGTCCAGACACACCAAAAGTAGAGCAAATATTAATAATAATTTGCAATACATCCATTGATACCCACTACTTTCTATAATATTTTTGACCCCTTTTATTCCATATTGTGAATCATCGCTCGGTCAATTTTTATTTTTACAACGAGTCAGAACCGTCACTCGTTTATTTCGGTCTGGATTATTCTACCGATAAGACAAGACTAATGCTTATTATCTTCTATTATTCTTTGTAATAAGGAAATAATAGTTCTTTCATTTTCATTTATTTCGTTTAATAGAGAAATAACCTTTTTATTTTCCGAGGTGTTATCAAGATTTAACTTATAAGATTTCTCTGAATAATTCAATAACAATGAAGCAATAATCGTGTCTGCAACACCAATAGCATCTAATCCACCTAATTCTGCATTAGTATTAAGAATCATTTGACGCCACCATCCAGAAGTTTAATTATTTCAATATTTTGTTCTTCTATAATCTTTAATTCAGACAATAATTTTTCAAGCAACATATTCGTTTGTTCGTCAAGTTTATTTTCAATATGCTGGTTTTGCTTGATTAGCTCTGTATTTAACTGAGATGATGTCGCACCTTTAGTCGCTTGATAGACGTTTATAAATTGACTAATATTCGCAGCTCCCGATATTAAATCAGAATTTGCTATTGTTGCTAAATCATTTATAATCATAGAACACACCTCTTTAAAACCGGTTCTACAATTATAAATAATAAAGACCAGACAGGCAAGCCAAAGAACCTGTATCTCCTAACAATGGGTGATAGCAGCTTAATGTTTCTATCCTCTGGTCTTTAATTAATTAAAACTTAAACACATTTATAAATTTCTCTCCATATTTGGAAAGCATAATATAGCACATAATATAAGCAGAGCAAATAGAAGCAGAAACAAATTGCATATTAAAAAACACCAAAATACAAGATAAGAAAATTAACACACAAGTTCCCCTAATATAGCGTCTTTTAAATTCAATATCTCTGCTTCCTCTACTAGGAGAGTTTTCGCTTGGCTTTGGAATAATATAAAACATATCAACAGATGCCAGAAACATGACAATAATTCCAATCATTACAAACATACTGTTTACGGATAATAAAATAGCTATCATGCTTCCAACAAATGAGACGATGTTTGTTGCCGCCCAACAAGAAGCAAATGTTTTACAGTGTTCACCACCGCAAACAGAACGTAGAAAACAATAGGTAATTTGAAATACAAGAAAATACTTGACATATCCAAAAATAAGTGATATAATAAGCCCAGTTCCAAATTCAAACAAAAAGCTTAAAATAGCAAACATACCGTATTGCGTCTCTTCAATTCCATCCTTGTCTTCATGGAAATAGTTTGCGACTTTTAAACCGAGTCTATAAGATATGTCTTCAATATATCTAAAAATATCCATAACAGAATATTCCTTTATTACACAAAAATAAGGGAGCCAGCCAAAAGACTGACTCCCTATATTAAAGTCTACAATGTCTATAATATAAGGATAAGGGAAGATTAGTCTTCCTTCTTAATTTCCTTCTGAGCCTTTTCCATCAGAGAATTGGGCATCTTAGGCTGATAATAATTAAAAGAGGTAAAAGCCTTCTCAACAGAATTATTTGCGATAATTTTTACAACATTTTTCATAGTAAACTCTCCTATGTTTTATAATAGTATATAACATGATTTGCATGAAGAATATTACAAAATTAGAAATAAACTCATGAAATCTGTTTGCGGGACAAAACAAATTATAAGAATATACAATACTATTAAATATACTTACTATAATTAATATAAACAAATAATTTATTATTTGACACATTAAACAAGTAAAATAATTGATTTTAAAAGAAAACAAATTATAGAAAAATAGCATTGATACTGGTATAATTAAATAATTTGAAATAAAAGAAACAAAAAGGAAGCGGTCTTCACCATATACTAAATTTGGCAAAAACTGTATCATAAAATTAACAGCTCCAAATACCCATAAAACCACAATGCTCTTCTTGTTAAATTTCGTATCATTGCCGGTAATAATATCGCCCAACGAAATTAATGTATACGCTTCAATCGGATTATAAATTAACAAACTTAGTGGAATGTTCATAACAATCTCTCCTTATGCTACTTTATAAAATTTCTTTCTATTATCAATATAGCACAGTACATAGAAATTGTCAAGAGTTCTTTCTAAATTTGCAACATTTTCTTCTGATATATCAATTTTATTAGAAATATCAGATAGAGCGTTAGAGAATATCTAGTACAAAGTCAACCCAACACGAGTCCCCGTCATACCATTTTTTCTCACCAGTTATTTTATTAACTGCAATTATACATATATTTTCATAGTCAGGATAAACCCGATAGGAAATCCCATCAGAATCCACAAAAAGCTTATCACCAGAAATTTTATATTTAAGACCATAAGCTTCACATAAATCCTTTACATAAGATACGCATCTATCAGAGGATAGACAATTTCTTTCTGCCCATCTTTTACTCCGATTGCTGTTCGGATTTCTCTTCATAGTCCATCCTTTCTAAAATTTTCTCCTTAAATTCTCTATTCCCTTTTATTTCCTTTAATATAATTCTCTGTGTACTTCTTTCTAAATTTGCAACATTTTCTTCTGATATATCAATTTTATTAGAAATATCAGATAGAGCGTTAGAGAATGCGTTTAATTTAGAATTGATATAAAGTAGCATAAAGACGACCATCAAAGATAATAAGCCAAAGAAAATAATTATTAGAATATCCGAACCATCAAATACAATCTGTTTCTTTGTTGCATACACAACAGAATAATAAACTGTGATAAATGTAGTCACAAATACTACGATAGCAACAGAAAAATTTCTTACAATATTTTTCATATAATTTACCCTTTACTTGCGATTGCGAGTCCACTGTTCAAGATATATAGATAGCTCAGGCACTTTTTCAAACACCCAGCAAGTCTTATTCTCTCTGATGTGTACAAACGAAGTAATAGGCTTAAAACCATTTCTTTCCAGATATTCTTTAAGATTAGGAGAATAACAAGAGAAATATTTTTCCTTCTCATACTTCATACTGCATCACCTTCCTTACAAATATAAAGGTGATTATTCTTCGCATTTTTACCAAATGTCATAATGTTTTCCTTTCATGCACATACGGGTGCACACCTGTAAGTTAAATTTCAAATTATGTCTATAACAATATATTATAGACACTTTACTAAGTATAACAATTTATACCTACTAAAGAGTCTATAATTTCTAAAATTTAACTTAAAATTACTTCTTTTGTTCTACCCATTTGGACTTGCCAAATAAGCCTTTCTTTTCAACTAAGATAGTGTCTTCTGTTTCTTTTGGTTTTAATACAGCAAGTGATTTTGAATCATCCTCTGATACATCAGAAGAATCTACATCAATTGGCGTATCTAAATCATTGACAGAAGTTGTACTAGTTGCTGGTATGTTTTCTACTTTAGCATAGATTTCATCTAGCTTAGTTTTTGTATCTTGCGCAAATTCGCCAAATGTTGTCGTTAAATTATCACTAGTCGTTTGCAATGTCGCTATATTAGCAGTAATTGTATTTAAACTAGCTTGAGTAGCAGTAGCTTTTGTTTCAAAATCAGCAATCGCTTGTGTCTGTGACTGGATTAGTTGCTGGATAAGATTCTCAATCTCTTCCAGTTTCTTATCAGAAGAACCACTTCCTGAATTTATAATACAGTAAGGGGATTTGGCACAAATAAGCCGCATATTACAGCAACAACATCTTGACATCGTACCGCATGGGGCAATACCGTTATTTAATACCATTCCTTTCACTCCTTATTATATTATTAAGTAAGCCAACCCTCAATATAATAATCAGTAGGAGCTAGAGGACTTAGAACGCGGACAATTTTCTTTACATCGTCATACATACAGTACATTAATCTCTGGCTCTGAGAGTATCCAATAGCCTGAGAAGCAAGAACTGCATTACCAAGACGGTCAACAAGGTGATACTTGTTGACTTCATTATTATCTGTCAGCAAAAGAGACTTATTGTCATTAAATTCAAAACCAACCTTAATGAGTAAGGCAAAATAATAATAGCGTCTTGGATATGGCAAACTTTCTATAGTATATATAGGATTTGCCTTTAATACGTCCACACCGGCAGCAGAGCTATCAAGTGATGTAACGGTCACGATAGGCCATCTCATAATAATCACCTATTTATTAGGACTATCAATTATGTTACAATGTTATTACGCATTTTTAGCCGCACGTTGTTCTTTAACACGTTTGCGGTATTCTTCAATTTTATCAGAAACAACAGCTTGTGCAATATCAGCCGCCTCGTCAATGTCACATCCGACATCTTTACCAAACAGCCAATCACAGGCTTTATCCACACCAATATTAGCATATCCTAAAATCTTATCTTCAAACAAACTTGCATAAGTAGCAATACTTGTACCACCAGCAAGCTGGTAAATGAGATAACGATATAGATTTACAACATCACGGTCAGCCATCTGTTTAAAAAGTTCTTTATCAGAAATCATAGCAAGCACCTCACTTATTCTTCTCTAACTCTTCAATACGCTTACGAACAACATCATCATTCATTAGCGCTTGTATTCTTTGCATATTCTGAGCTTCTTGCTGCTTTGCTTGGTCTCTGACACCACGGAAAGACGCTAACAGCCTCTCAAAAGCTACACGACCATCTTGTGTTTGCATAACTTGTGGACGTACCAAAGCCTCCATAGTCGCCTGAATCTTTTTATCACACTCAGCCATACACTGTTTAAATTCAGGATTTTCTAATATACTTGCCTGAACTACATTAGAACACTGATTAAACTCTGTAATAAAGTCATTATAAGGGTCAGACTGCTCTGGCTGTTGTGGTTGCTGTACTTGAGGCATCATATTTGGGTCGTAACCAGTTCTACGAACCTGTTGTACATACTCCCACTGTTCTGGCGACATATTTCTTTGATATTGATTCTGATATTGATTTTGTGTTCCTCCCACATCTACTGGCATAACATTCTGTGGAGAACGCATACCTCCGATAAGAGGACTTGGATTTGTGAAGTTCATAAATCTTCACCCGCTTGTAAAAAAATAAGTAAAAATGTGTATAATGTTATTCTGTGGAATACTTGTTCCACAATAGAGATTAGTTAGAACTTAATTAGAAAGTAAGTCCACCGTTGCAACCACAACCAGTATTAGTGTAAGCAGGGCCATTTGCATAAGCAGTACCGTTTACAAAATAAGGATTGCAGTAATTCGCTGCACAAGCAGTAGTTGTAAACTGATAGGTAGGAACAGATACAATTGCCTGAGAAGTATTAGTGTAAGGGTCAGCAAGGTCAGAAGGAGACAGATAATGCTTTGCCTTGATAAAGTCGCAAGTAGCAGAATCAACATAAGCCTTCATAAACTTATCCATCCACTGCATCTTTTCGTCAACACAAGTAAACTGCTTGTCATTCATCTTCTGCTGCCATTCGCTATTTAGCGCAGCAATTTCAAAGTTCTTAGCGATAGAAACTTCATCGCTTGCAACACGCTGGCTTAGTTCACACAGGGCACTATTTGTATTCATTAGATTCTGATACATAATATTGGTATCAGCTAGTTGGTTCTGATAGAACTCTTTTTCGGTAACATAACAGCTATTGTTATTGCCACCGCCAAATAGACCACCTAGTAGTCCACCACCGTTAGGTGAGCCACTGCCACCACCATTACCGCCTAATACGCCAGCAAGAGCAGTACCGCCTAAGACTGTCATTATAATTAATCGACTATATCTTACCGCAAAAGCGGTAGCACTTTTTCAAGATTCGTGTCAATAGAACCCTTACTCTCCTATTAAGGAGATAGTCTGTACAGATTTAATTTATACGAATTTCCAATGGTATCCATAGGCTGTTTTCTTCCACTTCTTGCCTCTAGCAACTTCACGAATATGGTTTGACATATTGAAATACTTTGCAGATTTTCCAGTAGTTTCACAAATCCATTCTGCTGCTTTGTAAGAAGATTCAAAAACAACGCCAGTTTCTATACACATAATCGGTTTCTTCTCATGTTTCTGCTCTGTAAATTTTTCACTTTCATACCAAAGATTATTTTTTACAGCATGACGAACATTCTCAAACGGGAGAACCCATTCAAGATTTTTGCAATTATTATTAGATTTATCTCCGTCAATATGATTTACTTGTAGTTTATTGATTGGGTAATCTTCCAATCTTTCTGGAATATTACACCAACATTCAGCAACAAGTCTATGTCTAAGAAAATGTTTTGGTGAATCAGCAATACTTTTATTATGGATAGTACATCTGTAATACCCATTCTTATCTGGTTCAAAAACAGTCTCTTTTTTAGACTTTACATTACGAAGAATACCGTCCTGACTGATTTCGTATAGAAACTTTAAACTAGGAACTTTTCTAAATTCTTTCATCGTATAAATTCCTTCCCACGGGATTGCGTCTTAGAAACTCCCCCGTTAACATAATTAGTATTTTTTACTTACGAGTTTAATAAAAACTCAGCTAATTACATCCGTTCGACAAAACGAAAAATGCTATTTGGGTTATATGGTGTTAGCCCACAATACCAAGCGCAGTAGTCCCAGTAGAAGCAACCTTTTTACCATCAATTTCCATAAAAACACCTTCAATTAGCCAAGATATATCTTAGAAGATGTAAATTATGTTTAATATTTATATAAAATGCGGGAACGCAATATAGGCGTTAATTACAACCTTTCGGAAAACCGCTATTTGTTTAAATGTATTATTTTAAATTATTCAATATTAAAATTCTTTGTGCTATCATCATAAGAAAAATTATTAATAACTAAACTTCAATCTTTAAATACAACACTTGTAGACGGAGTATTTAAAACTTCTTCAAGCATTTCTCTAAACTCTTCTTCCGTTGCAGCTCCCAACTTACTATCTACATATTCAACAGAAGCATAATCGTCCAAGTCTACTTCCGCAGACGGATAATGATATTTCCCGAATACACCAGCGACTTTTACATCAGTGGCGTTTTCTACTTGAAATTTAACATGATAACATCCAGCTATATGGACAAAATAATTTCCAGCAGAAGTAATGTTTGGAGAAGTTTTCATTGTCTCTTCATTTAAAACTTGCAGTTGAAAATATTCGCCAGAACGAGGATTGATTTGCCCATATACAGTAATTGTACAATCTTTATCAACTTGGAGGCTTAGTGAAGAACTTAGCCCACAATATAGAGGTTCACCGTGATAACTATTAGCAATATCATCAAAGTGAAAAATCTCGACTTTTTCAGACATTCTTTAGCCTCCTTCTATAATTTTAATAATTAAAACCAAAATACATCCGCAAAAGACCGTAGTACATCATTAAGATGAATTGGCTTGTCAATCGTAGTATGATAAGAACCGTACTTCTTTACAAACTCATCAACTAGCTTGCAATACTCGTCATACTTTTTAAATACTTCGTCGTGAGCTTTTTGAACCTTATCGGCATCAGCCTTACGTTCAGCTTTTTTCTTAGCTTCTTCATTGTCCTTTTGAGCTAGAGCTTTTTCAGCCTTTTCTAGTTCTTCTTGTGATTCAAATAGCTTGTGACATACATCAGAATAAAAACGCATAATAGAAAATCCTCTTTTTCTTTATTTAAATTTAACAGAGAATCCTATTTCTCTGTTATTGGATGCAGAACTTCGATTTGAACGAAGAATCTCTTGGGTATGAACCAAGCGCCGTACCTGATTGGGCTATTCTGCGACATATAAGCATACATTAATCGGTATGCCAGCGATACTCAATTTAACAAACTATTCCAGTCAGTATCCGATAGAATACAAACGAGTGTGCAATATTCTAAGCGTTGCACCCGCTAATAATTCAAGAAATAGTTTACACGGCAGAATTACCGCTTTTTTAATTCCACACTTATTGGTAGTGGCTCACCTGATGTTACAGCCTCTCACTTAATGGTAGAGAAACACCAGTATATCAATCTTTGGTTAAATCACTTTACGGCTTCCTTGAGAGCCTTGGAAGGCTTAAAGGAAACCTTCTTGTGAGCAGGGACAGTCATCATCTCGCCAGTCTGTAGATTACGAGCGGTACGTTCTGCAACATCAGCCAGAGAAACAGTGACATCCATAATCTTAAAGGACTCACCAGCCTTTAGTGCTTCTAGTAGAACAGGCTCGGCAGCAGCTAGAAATGCCTTAATATCCTTCTGAGTGTACTCAGTCTTGTCAGCAATCATCTTAATAATAGCAGTAGAAGTCATAATAAAATTCCCTTTCATTCCTTACAGCATATAGCTGTTTATATAATATAATTTAAGAACATAGTTTTAAGCTATATTCTTTTTTGACTCAATCAAATTCTTCTTCTCAGCCTTTTCATTGACAGCAGCTTGTAGTTCTGCAACTTGCTTTGCACATTCGCAATCACTGTCCTGAGAATGAGTAGCGTGTAGATACTCAAGAGCATTCTGAGGTTTGATACCAGCGTTTTGTAGCGCCATCAGTTGACCAGCCACAAAGCTCATCGACTTAATACCTTTGTTAAACTCTTCTTCATCAAATTCAGAATCAATAACGTTCTCTAGGCTAAATCCGATAACAGGGTCTACAACATCACCAATGTCATCATCGTCATCATCGCAACAATAGCAACCATCGCAATCATCAATGTCTTCGTCATCAAAACGGCCCTCGTCAGCCAGCTTATAGAATAGCTGAACTAGTTGTTCCTTAGACATATCTTCTACAGCAATGGTTTCAGTTTTTTCAATATCTTGAGTATTCTTAGTATTATTCAAATACTTATCCCTTTCAATCCCTTGGGCGAGAGTTTGTCCTCGCTTGCTCAAAGCACCTTATCTGCAATACCATATTTAACAGCTTCATCTGGGTAAAAGAAAACGTCCCGTTTGTGCTTAACCCAATCATCTAGTTGCTCATCTGGAATATGAGTATATTTCTTAATGATGTCAAACACTTGCTTTTGACACTTCTTTAAGTCTTCCATAGATTCTTCTAGGTCTTTTACTTTGCCACCCATCATTGTAGAAATATCATGTAGCATAAATTGTGCATGACGATAAGAGTAACGATTGGAACCAGTAATAAAGATAATAAAACCCATACTAGCGGCAGTACCAATAGCAGTTGTATTGATAATATATCCCATGTCTTTCATCTGTTCAATCAGAGAAACCAGAATGAGACCGTCCCATACAGAACCACCCGGAGTATTTAGAAGAATATCAATAGGTTTTGGATTCTTCTCTACTCCCTCTTCTCTATCCAAGTCCATAAGCGTATATAGATAATATATAGCTTCTGTGACAGATTCATTCGTAATTTCTTGATTAATCAAAATCTTACGTTGATAAATTGCTAGATTTTTCTTGATGGAGTTATTGCCAGACAGTAGAATCTGTTGCTCTACCATTTCTCCATCATTACGAATTGGAGTTTTATAATTCATTCTACAATTCCCCCAATCGTATTAGTATTCCTTTTTGCGATTCAGAAATGCCAGAATCTTAGGTTCCTCTACGACACAATACTTCTTACGACGACTTTTCTTTTTACGGTTGATAACCGTATAATTACGGTCACGACCTTCTTTTAGAAGACCAACCTTGCGTAGTGCGTCAATATCGGCTCGTGATACTTGAATCATTTACTTTCCTTTAATTTACTTGGGCGGCTGTTTAATTCCGCTTGCTCATAAATAAAAAAACAGACCAGTGAAATACTGGTCTGCAAATAGGAACTTTCTATGTTTCCCTATTCATTTAGAGAAAATGTGCAAGAAGTCCGAAAAGTGGCTTCACGCCTAGGTTTTTTGAAAATTACTGCGATGACATTTTTTTATTTCTGTAATTATTTGTAGCCCTTTTATACCTTTCAAGTGTCATAATTCTCAAACAAGAATCGCAATAGTCAACGTGAAGAGAAGTCGCTTGGACAAGCTTGCCACAATTCTTACAGAAGATAAACTTACCTTCTCCGATATAATTCCAATAATAATTCATTATATTATGCTTATCACGGATTACAATAACAGGCTCAGAGGTATACTGAACATTTAGAGCAGGGTAAATAATCTCTGTTTTATTCTCTCCTTTAAAGTTCGTATACTTAACATACCCAAGTTCTTTTAATTCGTGATATGCCGAATAAAGACTGTTCGGATAAATTCTCTTTACGCAAAGTCTATTGATGTCTTTTGCTTCTGCTTCAAACTCGTTCTCACCAGAAGCCTTACGGATATACAACATAGCGAACAAAACTTTTCTTGCGGTCTTATTCTTTAACTGTTTAATAATATCCATTTCTTCTTTGTAAAAATATACTGGCTCATTATCCATAAGTTCAAAAGAATCAAACCCAGACATAATATCCCTTAAAGATTTTTCCTTGAACTTATCAGTAAAACATCCATCTAATTTAAAGAGAATTGTTTTAATCTTCTCTTGCGTATCTTCTCTGCTAAGACCATTTGTTTTATAGAACCTAGCAAGAAGAATGCCATCGGTCATAATATCCGCTGAGAATTTTTGCTTCTCGTCTATCTCGGCAGCTCTTTCGTATTCATTAAAAATCATTTAGCTACCTCCTGTAAAATAAACTTCTTGCCAAAGAACTCTTGACCATCCACCGACTCAATAATCTTATAATAATAGTCTGAATTATTTTTGACATTATTTAGAACAACATCTGAATATAGTTCCCAAAGAAGAGATTTGTCAGCAGATTTACATTGTTCATAATAAACATAAATGATATAATCAACAAGTTCTTCTTCATTGGATAGAATATTCATAAGTTCATTCTTGTAATAATCAAAGAAACCGTCAAAGAAAGATTCTCTATCAGAACCGAGAGTATTAGCATCCTCAACACCCCAATCACGGTCATGACCAATCTTCTTTAGAAGAATAGGATAATTACGCTGGAACTTATGGATGACATCTTGAATCTGCTTGCAGACATTCTTCTTAAATTCTCTGTCTTTGTTAGACATTAGGCAAGAATAATCAAAATACTTACTAGATTTATTCTCTTTAAATTCATAATCTTCTACATATCTAGCCAGATTATTCATCGTGCAGTTAGAGTTAAACAGAGGCATATACTTGTAATAATTACGCAGAAATTGCTTTTCTTCTACTGTTTTGTCTTGCTTTTGCTTTAGGTCTTTTAGTTTATAACCAAAATTCTTACGGCAAAGGTCTCCTTGTTTTTTCTTATAATGCTTGAGTCTTGCCATTTCTTTTGGATAAACATAACCAAAAAAGTAGGTTTTCTTATCACAGCAAATACTGTTGTTAAATTTGATTTCTTCGTTCTGTTTTTGAATCTCTTGTTTTTGTTCATCAGTCATATCGTCAGTAATTTGGATATATTTTTGGCGATGTGACCAATATTTTGGCGGCGCAGAATAAACCACGCCTTTAGCTTTATCTATGGCATCGCCCTGCGCCCGACGAAGAAGACGTATACGTTTTTCAATCTCATTATACTCTCTCGAATCTTTTGGGAATAAACCAAGCATAGCATAAAGATTGCTTGCCAGATTTGTGATTCCTCCAATTGGGCTATCAAAGCTTTTGACATCAAAATTTCCAAGAGTTTCAAAATTTAGCTTTTGCGACTTCGCCTTTTGTTTTTCGTATGTGATAATTGGTAATTCTGGATTGATTGCGTCAATCAGATACTTGTTGTCAGATGTGGCTATGATGTCACCGTCATTGTCGGCATCCGACATAGCAATTTCAGTTAAATCAGCTATACTTAACACATTGCCCCATGTAATATATCTGAACCAGTCTTGACATCTATTATTAGAATAAACGTTCAAAACTTGATTCTCAGCAGGGGCAACGAGCGGACTGCGTTGTGCCGAAATTTTCTTAGCTCCCTTATCAACCCAGCGTTTTGAGTAAGCGCATTTAGCAGGGATTAAACCTTGTACCTCCATTCCAAAGGCGTGTTCTGCCATTGCATATAAGTCTGGGATTAAAAAGTCGTAAGAACCTTCAACATAAATCTTGCCAATCTTTGCTTGGTCAATTTTTTTGCGAATTAGACGCATAACTTTTTGTCTCGCATAGTTATCATTGATAATATCAAGGTTGTATAACATACATTTCGCAATTGGTGAATCCAGACGACTTTCGATTTCTTCAAGGGTATCTTTTTCATGGCAACCAATCATCATTAAAAACGTATAAAGTTTATCACAAGACATTACTTTTTGAAGCCAATCTACCGTTGGTTGAGCAAGAGCCTTTATAGATTCCTCCGTGAAGTCATTACTTTGAAGATACTGATAATTTAATAGATTTAGATGTGAAGATTCTTTTTTATTAGCTCTTGCTACTCCAAAAACATGACCATACTTCTTATAGTAAAATAGGTACTGGTCGTAGCTATCATATTTTTGAGCCATTTTGAACTGACTCTTTGTTAAAATTACATCAATGTCGTCAACGTTATGAATCTTACCCCAGTAATCTTTTATGGTATTTTTATGGGCAACTTCTTTAGCAAACCGATGGAAGTCGAAGCAACTCACGGCTCCTTTCGTCCATGGAGCACGAATTATAAAGCTTGATGGCAAGTAGTCAATTTCTAGGTCTTGTTGCCACCTAGCCGCCATCTCTGGCGACACCATCCCTGCACCATCAAACGCATTCACAGTGAAGTCTATATATTCTTCTCGGATATCATCTTCACCTTTATCATTCTTGTAAATCCAGTCTACTTTTTGATTATGTAGAACATACTCATAGTCATCAATAACACAGATTCTGGGAGTTTTAACAACTCTCGTAGCCGAAGTTGACAACGCAAGATATGCACCGAATTTAGCAAGATTAATCTTACCTATGCTTTTTGCATCAAGACCACAAAGCATAATATTAAGTAACTGGTCATAAATTTCTGCATTTACAAAATTAGCAGAGTTCTTTCTTAACTGACCAGCACCAGCACATAGACGCTTATACTTTGTTACATACTCTGTCTCATTCACTTTAAATTTAACAGAGAATCCAGTCTTGCATAGCTGCTTATAATCCTTCTGTGTTGTGTCAGTTCTAACTGTCACAAGGTCTGGAACAAATAGCAGTTCATTGATTTCGTTCTGAATCTTTGTAATTTCTCTTGCGTTCTTCTTAGAACTCTTGTCTTGCTTTAAAATATTACGCCTATCATAAAGAGTTTGAACCTTTTCTTTGTCAAATGGTTTATCCTTAATCTGACGAATGAATCTTAGTAGTTGATTATCCCCAAGAGCAACCACCCAACCAGCATTCTTTGCTGTTTTAAAGTCTGTTTCGACGCAGCCATTCTTTGCTATCTGTTCGTAAATATCAGACGTGTTGAGTTTTAAAGTGTAAAATAGGTCGATTTTTGCCAAACTCTATACCTCACTTTTCTTTGGGTTTATAATTCGGACAATCCTCGTATCTCACAATTCTGTGAGCGTCATACCAGCACGAGAAAATAGACTCTCTATGTTTGACACCATAAGCACCAAAATATTCATCTAAAATCTTACTAGCTTCTGCTGGAAAATACTTACAAGTAGCATCACATCTATGACACTTACTCATTCACAGACCTCCTTTCCATTTGCTAGTATTGTACCATAATTTAACAAGAAAAGTCAAGCCTTTATTAAAACTGTAATATTTTTGTAATCAGTTATAGTCTTGCAATTTAGCAATAATTATGATATAATACTATGAGATGGACGGCTCAATTCTCAAATCTACAGAACTTAATAATGAAAATAATATAAATATAATATTATTAGTATATATATATTATTATATATTATTAATATATTATAATTTAGTATATATAATTATTAATATTAATATATA